AAAATTTTGATGAAGTGTCAGGAATTTCTTTTCTACCAAAGTCTAACCATTCTTATGTTCAAGCTCCCTACCAAGAGATAACAAAAGAAGAATATGAAGAAGCACACTCTAAAATGCCAAAAAATATTGATTGGTCAGCATTATCTTTATATGAATATGAAGACAATACAACAGGATCTCAAAATTATGCCTGTATTTCTGGAGAATGCGATATTGTGGATATTGGTAAATAATACTTCTGTATTCTGATAATTATGCTATAATTGTTATATGGTAATAAAAGCATATAAAGGTAACACTAAGCCTATTTACAAAGGAATAGATTATACTGGTAAAAAAATTGCTGGCTGGTTAATTCTAGGTCCAATAGAATGTGTTAAATCAAAAACTGGTAAAACATATCATACCAAATGGTTATGTCAGTGTGATTGCGGATCTAAGCCTAAAAAGATAATTAAGGAGAATCTTTTTAGGGGTATTACATCTGGTTGTACGGAATGCACAGGTTCAAGGCATAAGGGAAATAAAAATAATAACTGGAAAGGCTTTGGAGAAGTTTCTGGTTCTATTTTTAATAGAATAAGGTCTGGTGCAAAGGTAAGGAATTTAAATCTATTTGTAAGTCCTGAATTTTTAAATGAATTATGGATCAAATCAAATGGAATTTGTGCCCTATCTGGTATAAAATTAGATTTAAATAGTACAGCAAGTCTTGACAGAATTGATAGTTCAATTGGCTATATTGAAGGAAATGTTCAATGGGTTCATAAAGATATTAATAAGATGAAAAATGATCTTGATGAACAGTATTTTAAGGATTTATGTAGATTAGTAGCTAATGTTGTTGATATTGGTAAAAATTGATATAATATAATTGCGAGAAAAACGCTAGTAAACCCGCCCTTCTCACGGGGCGGGTTTACTATGTCTATTTAATTTGTATTTTGCATATTAGATGATACAATTTACCTATAAGTAGGTGACTATGAAAGAAGCAAATTTAACAATTATTCAGGGCGATACACTCGTTCTTACTGTCTTTTATAAAGATAGTGCGGGAAATCCAATTAATATTACTGGATATACTGCAGAATTTCAGGTAAGAGATGTTCCAGGTGGAAAAGCTCTTTGTGCAACAGTTAATACAACAAATGGAATTGAAATTGATGGAGTAAATGGTAAAGTTACAGTAACTGTTTCATCAGATTTAACTAAAAAGTTTATAGTTCCAAAATCTTCATATCAATTACAAGTAAATTCAGGAACCATTAAAACCACATTAGCAACAGGATGGTTTGAAGTTAGTAGAGGTACAATTCAATGAGTGATAATATTATTGTTGAGCCTATTTATTATAATATTGAAGTTGTCAAGAATGACAATGAAGTTTATATTGCTTCATCGGGTCCCCAAGGTCCAAAGGGTGATACAGGTCCACAAGGTCCACAAGGCGAACAAGGTCCACAGGGACCAAAAGGTGACAAGGGTGATCAAGGTGATCAGGGCATACAAGGTCCACAAGGAAATGCAGCAATACAGGCATTTACATTTGAGCAACAAAGTTTTTCAACTTCTTGGAATATAGCACATAATTTAGGTTTTAGGCCTAATGTTACAATTCAAGATTATTTTCAAAATACAATAGAGGGAGATGTGCAACATATAGATGTTAACAATTTAACTATTAGTTTTATTGAACCAATATCTGGTTATGCATATCTTTCATAGGGAGATAAAAAATGGCTAAAGTATATAGAGTAAATATTGATATGAAGAGTAACCAGATACTTTCTGGTTTACTAACTTCTCCATTCTTACAGACAGGATCGGCAGATCCAACAGGTTCAAACCCAGTGGGTGGATATCAGTTCTACTATAACACCACAACGGGCAATATTAAGTTTTATAATGGATCAGCATGGGTTTCTTCAAAAGGAACTACAGTAAATGCATTAACAATTGGCTCTACTTTATCATTAAGCTCGGGAACAACATTTGATGGTTCTTCTGCAGTAACACTTAATCTCCCGTCAGTAGTTACCGCTGGTTCAGTAGGTTCATCAAGTGCAATTCCAGTTATCACATATGATGCTTATGGTCGTATTACTGGAACATCAACTGCTTCAATCAGCTCAACTATCAACCTTGCTGGCTCAGCAACTACAGGATCTGTTTCAACAGGCGGAACACTTACTATCACACCTGGAAGTGGAATTACTTCTTCAGTTAGTGGCTCTACATTTACTATTGGAAACTCTGGTGTTCTTTCTGTTAATGGATCAACTGGTGCAGTTACTGGAATTGCAACAACTGCAGGCAATTTGTCACAATTTGCTTCAACTACATCAGCACAGTTATCTGGAGTTCTTTCTGATGAGACAGGAACAGGTTATGTGGTATTTTCTAATACACCAACACTTGTAACACCAGTATTAGGTGCTGCAACTGCAACATCTATTAACGGTTTAACATTAACTTCAAATGCAACTGGCTTTTCAATTGCTGGTGGAACAACATCTAAGACATTAACAATTTCAAACACATTAACTTTGGCGGGAACAGATTCATCAACACTTAATATTGGTTCTGGTGGAACTTTGGGTTCTGCAGCATTTACTGCATCTACAGCATATTTAGCAGCAGGTGTGACAAGCTTACCATCAGTAACATCTGTAAATGGAACTACAATCCCTTCTTCTGCAACACTTTTGACTTCTACATCAACAGCATCTTCTCTTACTAGCGTAGGAACATTAACATCACTTACTGTTGGTTCTTCAGGAATAGCAATAAATGGTTCTACTTCAGGTTCTATTACACTAAAAGTACCATCCACTGCGGGAACAAACACAATTACATTCCCAGCAACAACAGGTAACGTAGTTACAACTGGAGACAGCGGTACTGTAACAGGCACAATGATTGGTTCAGGAACAATTACTGATTCAAATATAAGTTCTTCTGCTGCTATCCAAGTTTCAAAGTTAGCTGCCTCTACAATTTCAGGTGTAACACTTGGAAATAACTTGAATGCATTAACAATTGGAACAGGTTTGTCAGGAACATCCTATAATGGTTCGGCGGGTGTTACAATTGCAAATACTGGTGTTTTAAGTATCACTGGAACATCAAATCAAGTAATAGCATCAGGTTCAACTGGAGCTATTACCTTAAGTCTTCCACAGTCAATAGGTTTAACATCAACACCAACATTTAGCCAAATTACAATTAATACAATACCTGTAAATGCTACAGATGTTGCAACAAAATCTTATGTTGATAGCTTAGCTGCTGGATACAATCAACATGCAGCGGTTGAAATTGCAACTGTAGTAGATCTGGGAAGTATTGGAACAGGAACTGTAACATATACAGCAGGTGGAGGTACAACATCTTCAGTTACAGGAACATCTGGAACAAATACACTTACTGTAACATCTCCAGGATTTAACCTTGCCCCTAACCAGATAGTTACAGGAACAGGAGTTACAGGCACTGTAACAGTTACTAACGTTTCAGGAACTGGTCCTTATACAGTAACACTATCTCAAAACCTTACATCTAATGCTTCAGGTTCCTATAGTTTCTTGGGTGCAGATGGTGGAACTGGTGTAGGTGCTACACTTTCTGCTGGCAGTAACGGTACATTTATAATTGATAACTATTCACCAGATACAAATGATCGTGTTTTAGTAAAGAATCAAACTACACAAACACAAAACGGTGTTTATGTAGTAACAAACACTGGTTCTGGATCAACTAAATGGGTACTTACTCGTGCTACAGATTATGATAATCACGTACTAGGTGAAGTTACAGCAGGAGATCTACTTTATGTTGCATCTTATTCATCAGAATATTCTGGTGGAACCCCAACAACTGTAAATACTTCATGGGTAATGAATAATGATCAAGGTTCTGTAAGTAATCAATCAATTAAAATTGGAACAGACCCTGTAACATTCGTACAATTTTCAGGTGCTGGTTCTGTAACTGCAGGAACTGGAATTACTGTAACAGGTAACTCAGTAGCAATTACAGCTATTAATCCAACCTCTACAACTCAAACAACTGGAAATGGAATTGTTGCATCTGTAACTACAAATACATCAGGACAAGTTACAGCACAAACAACTGCGACACTCGGAACTGAATTTACAAATACTTCAGGAACAATTTCTCTAACATCTGCGGGAATTGGAAACAGTAAACTTACTAACTCAAGTGTTACAATTGGTACTACATCAATATCACTTGGAAGTAGTTCTACAACACTTGCAGGATTAACATCTGTAACATCAACAGGATTTATAGGTGCTCTTACAGGTAATGCTTCTACTGCAACAACACTTGCAACTTCACGTAATATTAACGGTGTAGCATTTAATGGTTCAGCAGATATCACAGTAACTGCAGCAGCAGGAACTTTAACTGGAGCTACACTTAATTCAACAGTAACTGCTTCATCCCTTACAAGTGTGGGAACATTAGCAGGACTTACTGTAACATCTGCAGGAATCGTTATAAATGGATCAACATCAGGAACAATTACATTAAAGGTTCCAGCAACTGCAGGAACAAACACAATTACATTCCCAGCAACAACAGGTAACGTAGTTACAACTGGAGACAGCGGTACTGTAACAGGCACAATGATTGCTGGAACAACAATAACTGATTCAAATATTAGTGCAACAGCAAATATAGCAATTGCAAAGCTTGCTGCATCAACAATATCTGGAGTTTCATTAGGTGGAACATTAAATGCTCTATCTTATGGAACTGGTTTAACAAATACTTCAGGTTCTTCAACTTATACAGGTGCAGCAACCTCTACAATTGGATTTGCTTCTGGAACAGTAGCATCAGGAGGAAGTGCTCCATCTGGTGCAGCATCATCATATACATATGCTATACAGAAAGCTGTAGGAGCAATTAGTGGAAATGGTTCAGCAACATCATTTACGTTTAACACTCCATTCAGTACAACAGCACCTGCTTGTTATGACTATGTAGTAAGAGTTGTTCAAACATCGGCATCACCAGATGCCATAGGTACTGATATTGAAGTTGATATTACTAGAGCAGTTAACTCAACTTATAATCAATGCACAGTAACATTTGCTTCCCCCCCACTCTCTGGAGCAACATATGATGTAATTATGGTTGGTTAATTAATTATATAGCTTAAAATTTCGGGGGCTAGGGAAAACATCCCTAACCCCTTTAATGATATAATAGGAGTAATATGACAAAGAGTTTTCAAGTACCCATAAAATTAGCCAATATATCAACAGATCCTACAGGGGTCAATGGTGCTCTATACTATAACACTACCTCAAATTCATTAAAATATTATAATGGGACATCATGGGTTTCATTAAGTGCTAGTAGTGGTGGCGGAACAACCACAAATGCATTAACTTTAGGAACAGGACTTACTGGCGGAAGTTTTAATGGATTTTCTGCAGTTACTGCTACTGTAGATTCATCAGTTATTCCATATTTAGCAAATGCTAATACATTTACTACAACTCAAACAATTACACAGCCTTCAGCAGGTACTAAACCATTAATTGTTCAAGCTGCAGCATCTGGACTTACAGCAACTATTACGGCTGCTTCACAAAGTGCAGGAACAGTTACATATACTGCTTCAAATACATTTTCGGCGGGACAACAAGTAACAGTTACAGGTATTACACCTACAACACTTAACGTAACCAATGCTAAAATTGTAAGTGCCAGCTCAAGTCAGTTTACAATAGTAAACCCCTCTGTTTTTGGAACATACTCATCAGGTGGAACTGCAACAGCATACTCAGATTTGCAGCAATGGCAAACAAATGCGGGAACTGTACAATTATCAGTTAACCAAGCAGGATATGTAACAACATCAAACGTTGAACTTGTTTTAGAATCAACAGGAGATGGATACGGACCTACAAGATTAAGATTGCAAAATAGAAATGGTCAAAATGGACCTTTGTTTGATACGTCATCAAGTACCGTAGACTTAGTTGACTTTGGATTTAAATCTATAACTTCTCAAGGAAACATTAGGTATGAAAATAGATATGGAAATGGTCAAGTAGGTATTTATGCAATTACCTCCACAAATGGACCTGAATTTCAAATAGGAAATACTGTAGGTTTTACTGTACAGTCATATGCTTCACAAGTTCAATTTCCTCTTATTGTAGGAAATAGCTTAAATGACCGACGTGTTCAAGTAAACTCAACAACTGGAAATACAGTGCCTTTAACAGTTAAAGCAAAACCTACTGTTACAGCAACAATTACTGGTGCAACAGTAACTACTTTTGCTAATAAAACTGGAACAATAAGTGCTGCTCAAGCTGCAGCGATATATACATATAGAATTACTGGATTATCCTCAACTACAGGACTTTTGCCAGGAATGATTTTGACATATGTTTCTGGTACAGGAACATTTGGAACTGGCGGTACAGGAGTTATTGTATCTGTTGATTCATCTACTGCTATAACTGTTTATACAACAGGATCAACATCACCTGTTTCAGGATCAATTACATTTTCAATACAAAACTCTGTCACATATACTTCAACAAACACATTTAATCAAACAGATTCTGTAACCATCACTGGTATTACCCCATCAACCCTTAATGATACAAACGTAACTATAGGTGCTGTAGCAGGATCCAGCTTTACAACAATTAATACAGTTGCTTCTGGAACTTATACTTCAGGCGGTACTGCGACAGTTACACAAAATGCTGGATTATTTAATCTAATTGGAAGTTCTGGCTCATCTGTAGCATCAATTGATGCTTCTGGTAATATTACGGCAGGAACACATAATGGAGTAACTATTTCTGGTACTGGAACTGTTCTTACATCAACATCAACAACATCAGCACTAACATCTTTTGGTTCATCTCCTACCATATCATCTCCAACATTAACTGGAACAATAACGGCATCTGGAAATTTAATTGAAAATGTTAACACAACTGCAAAAACTGCAGCATATACACTTGCAACAACTGATTATAATACATTAATACAAATGAATGGTGCTTTTGCATTTACTGTAGGAACTACTCTTTCTGCAGCACCAGTCGGAACCAAAATTAACCTGTTGGCATTAACTGCGGGAGTTTCAGTAACAGCTTCAGGAACAACAATATATGCGACACCAGGATTAAAATTAAGAGCACAATATTCTGCAGCGACACTAATTTGTTTAGCTTCAAATGTTTGGCTCCTAACTGGAGATTTGAGTGCATAATGCCAATAGTTGGAATTGTTGCCTCATCTGATGGAAAATATCCAGGAACACCTACTATTACAAATGCTTTTGATGTAGGATCTGGTAGAACTTATAATGGGGGTATAAATTCAATAACATTTACAGGAGTAAATACTGGTAAGTTCTCTCCAACATCTTATACAATTACTTCAACACCAGGATCTTTAACTTCAACAGTTTCAACAACATTATCCAGAACTAATCTTGTAACAAACCCATCTTTTGAAACGAACCTTACAGGATGGTCTGCTGTAGGAACTATTGGAACACGTAGTACTGCACAGTCAAAAGTAGGAACAGCTTCTTGTCTTATAGCTTTTCCTGGAGGAACAAGTACTAATGGAGTCACATATAACTTATCAAATGGAGTTGCTGTAACTGCAGGAGATGTCCTTACATTTTCTTTTTACTTATTAAGATCTGCAGATATTGGTCAAGTAACATTTAACTTTATGTTTTATGCTTCAAATGGAACTACGCTTATAGCAGATAATGCACATGTTAACGTACCTGCATCACAATCAACAACTGGATGGTATAGAGCTTCACAAACAGTAATAGTCCCTTATGGAGCAGCATTTGCTCAGCCAAGAATTTATATTACAAATGCTGAAGGTAGTGGTACTACAGCATTTAATGCATATATTGATGCAGTTTTAATTGAAAAAAGTTCTGTGCTTGGAGATTATTTTGATGGATCAAATACTATATTAACTCATCAATACTCTGGAACTCCATCAGTAGCATGGACAGGAACTGCAAATGCTTCTACAAGTACTTTTTCTGGAGTAGATCTTTCAGGTCCATATAGTGGTCAAGTAACAGGTCTAACTTCGGGTACATCGTACACCTATACAGTTTCAGAAACAAATTCAATAACTACTGGATCAAACTCCTCTTCATCTTCATCAGTTACAGCAACCACAGTTCCATCAGCTCCAGCATCAGCTTCTGCAGTTGCTGCCAGTACAACATCAGTAACTATAACTTATGGTGCAATCAGTACAGGAGGCTCAGCACTGACAGCTCTAGTGGGAAGTGGTACAAGTACTGGAGATATTGTAAGTTCACCAGCAATTAACCTAACATATTCTGGAACTTTAAATTCTGCAGGAGGAACTATAACTGTTACGGGAACATTTGCAGCTTCAACTGCATATACATTTAGTATTGTTGCAAGAAATGCAAATGGTATTAGCACTACTACAACAACTAATTCGCTTGCACCTAATGGACCTAAAGTTACTTATACTAATGGAACACTATACTCTGATGCAACTTATTATTATGTCGCATATAAAACTGCTGGAACATTTACAAATGACTTTGTAGTGGCAAACCAAACACTAACTGCTGATATATTAGCAGTAGCAGGAGGCGGTGGCGGTAACTATGGCGGTGGCGGTGCAGGAGGATATGTAAACTCTACTTCTCAAGCATTAACCGTAGGATCTTATACAGTAATTATGGGTGCTGGAGGAGCTACGGGAGCTAACGGAGGAAACTCACAATTTGGATCACTTACTGCTGCAGTTGGTGGCGGTGGCGGTGGTACTTCTAGTGCAGCAGGACTTAATGGTGGTTCTGGTGGCGGTTCATCTTCTAGTTCTGCTGGAGGATTGTCAGGTGGAACAGGAGTTTCAGGACAAGGATTTGCAGGTGGTGTAGGAGCAGCTGGAACAACTTCTGGCGGTGGCGGTGGCGGTGGTGCTACTGCAGTTGGAGGCAATGGTACTGCTGGAGCTACAAGTCCAGGAGGAAATGGTGGGGCAGGAACTTCAGCATTTAGTGCTTGGGGTGCTGCAACAGGTACTGGACAAAATGTTTCTGGAACATATTATTATTGTGGTGGTGGTGGTGCTTCTGGATTTGTTGGTGGAACAGGCGGTAATGGTGGAGGAAGTAACGGAGGAGCTTTTGGAGCAGCAGGTGCTGGTCAAACTAACACAGGCGGTGGATCTGGTGGTGGAGGTCTTGGTACTAAATATGGCGGTGGTTCTGGTGTTGTTATTATTCGTTATACTCGTGCACAAGTTGGCGGATAAATATAAAACTTTTATTGTAAATTGACATAAAATATTAACTTATGCTACTATTAATAAAATAGAAAGTTAAATGATGACAAATTTAGTTCAAAAAGCCGTATCACAAGGCGGTAAATTGGCCCCATTAGTTATTCCAAATGGATTAACATCTGGGACGGGTTTAATGAATCCTTCCATTTTTATAGACGATGATGGAGATATATTAGTTAATCTTAGACATGTAAATTACACACTTTATCATTCAGAAGGCAATCAAATGTTTCCCTCTCGCTGGGGACCATTGTCATATTTGCATCCAGAAAAAGATATGAGGCTTGTAACAGAAAATTATATTTGCAGGTTAGATAAAGATCTTCATATGACAAATTTTGCACATGTTGAGATGTTAAATTTGCATAAACCAATTTGGGAATTTGTCGGACTAGAAGATTGCAGACTTATGCAATGGGATGGACAATATTATTTAGTTGGAGTAAGAAGAGATACTACGAATAATGGTGTAGGAAGAATGGAATATACCCACATATCAATAGATAAAGAAAATTGGGTTGTAAAAGAAACAAAAAGAGTTCGCATACCTACCCCGAATGACTCTGAGTCATATTGTGAAAAAAACTGGGTTCCAATTATTGATAAACCATATCACTTTGTTAAATGGACTAATCCAGTAGAGATAGTAAAAGCAGATCCAGATGAACCTATGTGCGATCAAATTTCTGTCAGGCAAAATTTAATTCCACCAATGGATCAAAGAGGTAGTTCTCAAGTTATTAAGTGGAAAAATAATTTTATATCTATATCTCATGATGTTTTATTATTTAATAACTATTTAAAGCAAAAAGATGGTAACTACAGTCATAGAGTTTTAGTATGGGATGAAGATATGAATTTGATTGGAATATCTGATCAGTTTAAATTTTTAGATGGATACATAGAGTTTTGTGTGGGTGCTGCAAAATACGAGGATGACTTATTAATATCTTTTGGTTTTCAAGATAATGCTGCATTTGTTTTAAGAACACCTGGTACTATTATAGATGAGTTAGTTGAGGAGGCTCTTGCATATGCTAATTGAAGATTTAATTATAGAGTTATCTAATGATCCATTTAATCCTGAAAAAAATTTTGCTGCAGCTGTAGAGTATGAAAAGAACAATCAAACTGCTTCAGCAGTTTCATTTTATTTAAGATCAGCAGAATATGGTTTTGAAACTCACAGAGATATTGTTTATACATCATTATTAAAAATGGCAAAGTGTTTTAATGATCAAAAAGGGCGGGAACACAGTGTAACAAAATCTCTTTTGCAGGCTTTACAATATAATCCAGATAGACCAGAAGCATATTTTTTTATGTCAAATTATTATGAATCAATCGCTGAATGGCAAGAATGTTACACCTGGGCAGAATTAGGTTTAAACAAGATTAATAATTCTTTTGATGAGTTACCTGCTGATGTTGATTATTCTGGAGAATATTGTCTCATTTTTGAAAAAGCTGTAAGTGGTTGGTGGATCGGGCGGAAGGAAGAGTCAATAATTTTATTTAATAACTTACTAGATAACTATGATATGAAAGAAGATTATGTTCAAGCCTGCATTAATAATTTAAATAGTATATTAAATTGAGTGGTTTATATCATTATTTTTAATAAAAATGGCAGTCATATGTTCATTTTTTAGGCTTTAGCACACTATAGTGGTATTATGTCTATATGGGTAAAATGAAAATAACACCAATTGATGAAGTAAATTGGGGGCTATATGCCTGGCAGATGCCAGATGGATCTTTAGTTATGGATGAAGAGGGAGGATATTTAAGTATTTCCTCCTTAAAAGGTGACATTCGTCAAATTAAAAAATTAAAAGATGCTGCTAAACATTATGGTCTTGAAGGAGGAAAACCAATATTTTTTGCAGGACATCGTGCAGTTACAGACGAAGAATTAGCTGAACAAAAGCAGAGGCTTGAAATGGGGCTAGTACCAGATACTCAAGATATGCCTGCAATGATGGATTATGTTAAAGAGATGAGGGACATGAAAATTGGCTAATTTAAATATTGCTGATGAAGATGATTTTAATGAAGAAGGTATTGCTGTAAAAATTGGAACTCAGCATACTACTGAACAAGAGTTTGATGACCCATTTAATTCATCATGGGAAGATATTAAAAAGGCTGATGGCTTAAGTCCTAATTTCCGTCGTCAAGTAAATAGAATGGAAAAATCATTTACTGGTATTGGTGATGCAAAATCAAAGAAACTTGATCCACTTGATCTTACAGGATATTCATTATTTCAGATTGTACAGCCACCATACAATGTATTGTATCTAGCACAACTTTACGACATTTCTCCATATCATCATTCAGCAGTAAATGCTAAAGCAGCTAACGTTGTTGGACTGGGGTATAAGTTTGAAGAGACTTGGGCAACAATTCAAAAAGTTGAAGCAAGCATGGATAACCCAAAAAGACTTGATAAGTTACGTTCAAATATTGAAAAAGCAAAAGTTGAATTACGTGAATTTCTTGAATCATTAAATTCAGATGATTCATTTATTGAAAATATGAAAAAAGTTTTTATTGATCTAGAGTCAACAGGAAATGCTTATCTTGAAGTTGGTCGCACATCAACTGGCAAGATTGGTTACATTGGTCATATTCCTACAACAACTATGAGAATTCGCCGTCACCGTGATGGTTTTGTTCAAGTTGTATATAACCGCTATACATTTTTTAGAAACTTCGGTGATACCGAGACCCCAGATCAGATAGGTACTGATCCCCAGCCGAACGAAGTAATTCACTTTAAAGTATTTACTCCGTCAAATACCTACTATGGAGTTCCAGATATTTTATCAGCAAAAAATGCCGTTGCTGGTGATGAATTTGCACAACGTTTCAATTTAGATTATTTTGAGAATAAAGCTGTTCCACGTTATATTATTACAGTAAAGGGTGCTAAACTTACTGCTGATTCAGAGCGTAAATTGCTTGAATTTTTTCAAACAGGTTTGCGTGGAAGAAACCATAGAACACTTTACATACCTTTGCCATCAGATGGTGAGCAAGGACGTGTAGAGTTTGATATGAAGCCTGTTGAGGCGGGGGTTCAAGATTCTTCATTTAAGAATTATGCAGTAGAAAATAGAGACCGTATTCTTATCTCTCATAGAGTACCTATTAGTAAAATTGGTATGCCACAAGGTGTTTCACTAGCAAATGCTAAAGATGCAGATAAAACATTTAAAGAGCAGGTATGTCGTCCAAGACAAGAGGAACTTGAAAACAAAATCAATAGAATTATTGCTGAATTTACTGATGCATTTGTTTTAAGATTCAATGAACTTGCACTTACAGATGAAGAGACACAATCAAGAATTGATGATCGTTATCTTAAAGATCAAGTTATTACTCCAAATGAAGTTCGTTCACGTAAAGGCCTTGCACCGTTGTCTGGAGGAGATCAAGTTCTTATCATTAATCCTAAAGCTGCACAAGATGCAGCATCAGATGCAAGTGGTAATAAAACTAGAAGTCAAGAACGCACACTAGGTGCAAACGATAAAATGGGACAAGCAAGAAATGCTAAAGGTGAAGGAAGATCACAGGCATAAAAAATGTTTTCAGCATTAGATGTTATAAATGTAGCTCGTAGTCAAATAGGTTTTTATGAAGGGCCTAATAATGAAAATCCATACGGAATTTGGTATAACGTGCCAAATGCTCCGTACTGTGCGATAGGAATTAGTTGGTGTTTCGGTCAACTTGGGTTATCACATTTAATTGCTGCACAAACTCCAAAAGGTTTTCATTATAATCCTACAGCTTTGCATTGGTTTCAAATGCAAGGACTTATTGTAAATAAAATGCAAATGCAACCAGGCGACTTAGTTATGTTTGACTGGAATGGTGATGGTGTTGCAGATCATGTTGAGTTGTGTGAAGCAGCAAGCCCTGGAGGATTTACTACAATTGGTTTTAATACTGGAAATCCAAATGATCCAACTAGAGAAGGCTGTTGGAGAGTACATAGAAATTATCTATTTGTTATAGCAGTAATTAGACCTAGATATCCAGTTATTGTTAAACCAACAGTTGCAGTAAATAATACTAAAAAAGCAACAGCAGGAGTTGCAGCAACAGGAGCAGCAGTTGCGGGAGCAACAGGAGCAGTCCATACAGGAGTTAATACAACTACACCAGTAACAACTAAGCCAAGTACAGTATTTATTGCACCTCCATTTCCTGCAAGTCAATCTAAATTTAATATAGGTCAAAAAAATGATGCAGTTATGACTGTACAAAAAGCACTTGTTAAAAAAGGTTTGCTTGCTTCAAAATATGCAACAGGTACAATGAATAAACAGACAAAGGCAGCATTAGTTAAATTTGATCAAAAGCTTGGAATTATAGTTCAAGGTGGAGCAGTTCCACAAATTGTTTACGATAATTTAAAGGGGGCATTATGAGTTTAAAACACCATTTTAAATTTAATATTTCAGATGCTAAGCAGCTTGGTATAGCTCTTATAAGCTCATATGGAATGTGGGCAGCGACGGGATTTCAAAAGAATATTACAGGCCTTCTATACCCCGTTATGGGCTTTATAACAGGGGGTCTAGCATCTCACAACTCAATGTCATCTCCAAATGTAATGCCAGATTCTCATATTCAAACACCCTATGTTAACAATATAGATGATGGAAATAAGGGTGTTCCAGAACCAATATCAGAAGTAAAAATTTATAAACCAGAAGGGACGGATGTAAAAAAAGTCATCCAAATTAATAGCAACATTATAAAATAGTTTTTTCCAAATTATGCGTTATTTATAATAAATGCTATTATTTATTTACATATGGAACTACAAAAAACTTATTGGCAGAATAGCGAGTCATCTACGGCTCTTCATTTTCCTATTACTAAAGTTGATAAGGAAAAGAGACTAGTATCTGGTTTCGCATCCTTAGACAATGTTGACCGTCATGGCGATATTGTTACCGCAGATGCAAACAAGAAAGCCTTTGAAAGATTCAGAGGAAACATTCGTGAGATGCATGGACCAACAGCAGTTGGCAAAATGGTTAAATTTAAACATGATAAATTTTTTGATCCAGAAACACAAAAGAGTTATAACGGAGTATATGTAACTGCATATATTTCAAAAGGTGCACAAGATGCATGGGAAAAGTGCTTAGATGGTACTTATTCAGGATTCTCCATTGGCGGAAATATTAATGATGCTAAGATGGAAAAAGTGGACGGGGATAATGAAACCCGCCGAGTTATTCATGACTATGATCTACATGAATTGTCATTAGTAGATTCACCAGCAAATCAGTTAGCTAATTTTTTCTCTATTGAAAAGAATACAGATGGAAGTACATTTGTAAAAGGTATGATTGAAGGAATTACATTGGAAAATGTATTCTGGTGCAAGAATGATGAAATTGCATCAACATCAGAAGCAACAACAAAAGATTGTGTTGTATGTGATGCACAAATGGAAAATATTGGTTGGGTTGAACAAGCAGATCTTGAAAAATTTGAAGCAATTGAAAAAGTGATTGATTCTTATTTTAAGAAAGATGATGCTCCAACATCAGCACATGAAGCAACGGAGACAGCAGCTCCAGGTTTGGCGGGGAATGTTATTGATAGCAATGCTTCAATTAATCTTTATCCTGATCAAAATACAAAACAAAAAGTTACGTTTGAAGACGGACTTAAAAAGAGCGATGAAATTTTGCTCACAGAAGGAGGTAACAAAATGGCAGAAGATACAGATACAACAATTGAGAAGTCAATTGATGTAGAGACTCCAGCCGAAGAGGTTACAAGCACTGAATCAGTTTCAGATGTTGCAGTTGAAAAATCTGCAGAAGTTTCTGAAGTTGAAGATGTACTTGATTTTACAAAGATGGTCACTGACCTCAAGACCTTCTTTGGTGAGTCTATTGAAAAGAACTATTCTCTACAGTCAGCTACTATTGCAGATCTCAAGAAAGTTGTTGATGCAACTAATACTGAGCTTGCAAAAGTTAATTCTTCATATGAGGATTTGAAGAAAGCACATACAGAGCTTGTAGAAAAGCATGATGCAATCATGAAGACAGTTGAAGATCTTGGTGGCAAGATTGAATATGTTGACCATCAACTTAAGGGATTTGAATCCGCAACTGCAGTACAGAAGTCCGTTGGTGTTTCGGCTCCAATCGGAGTAACAAAAAATCAAAAAAGTATATGGCAAGGACACTTCCTCGGTGTTAATACCCTAACTAACTAAACTAAAAAAAATAAGGTGGTGAAATAAATAAATGAGTAATGAACTTCTACAAAAAGTAATTGATACTACGGACCTCGGTTCTTCAGCAGTTAATGCATCTGGAGACGCTTCTAACTTATCTGGTAATGGTTTACTATATCCAGATCAGGCTAATCGTTTCTTGGATTACATGTGGGATGCAACAATCCTAGCTAAGGCAGCTCGTACAATCCGTATGCGTTCAAATACAACCGAAATTGATCGTGTTGCTATTGGACAACGTATCATGACAGTTGCACAAGAGGACAACCCTCGTAATTTTGTTGCTAGTGGAGATAGCTATACAAACGCTAATTCAACAACTTTCTCAGCACAAAATGCAACATTCAATAAGGTTTCGCTTACAACACGTAAGCTTCGCCTTGACTGGGAACTTTCAGCAGAGTCTCTTGAAGACAATATTGAAGGTCCAGATCTAGAAGATCACATTGCAAGACTTATGGCTACCCAGGCTGGTAACGATATTGAGGATACCCTTATTAACGGTACAGGCACAGGATCTGGTCTTATGTCAGCATTCGCAGGTTTCCGCACATTGGCTCTTAACAACGCACACGTTGTTGATGCAGCAGGTGCAGGACTAGACAAAAACGTATTTAATAACGCAATCAAAGCATTGCCACGTAAGTACAAGCAACGTCGTAACCAACTCCGATTCTTCACTGGATCTAACTTGGTACAAGATTACCTATACAACCTCACAGCTATGACTTCAACGGGATTCAATCCATTTGATATCGCTTCAGGCATCATTCGTGGTGACGTAGCAGCTAACGATGGTGGTCCAGGTTCTGTAACACCATACGCATTTGGTATCCCAGTTATCAACGTTCCGTTGATGGTTGAGACACAAACAGGTGACTATAGTGGTGCAGCAGGTTTACATGGAGATGTACATCTTACATTCCCACAAAACTTCATCATTGGTATTAAGCGTGACGTAACAGTCTATCGTCTTTTCCAGCCAAAGAAAGACACAATTGAATACACACTATTCATTCGTGTTGGTTGCGTAATGGAAAACTACGATGCACACGTTATCGTTAAGAATATCAAGGTTGCAGGAACAGCTGGCGGAACAGGATCTTTGGCAGTAACAAATGGTCCAAATGTAACTGGCGGTCAAAACGGAAATACATACTAATATTTATTAGTTGCAAGGCGGGGGATTACTTAGGTAGTCCCCTTAGCCATTTAATGGTATAATTAACAATGACGAAAGGATATAAATGTCATTCTCAGATTTAAAACTTACAGATTTAAGAAAAGTAGCAGACTCTTTTGGAGTTGATGCTGCACAATCTAAAACAAAACAAGAAGTCATTGCACTTCTTGAAGAAGAAGGTATTACATACCAAATGTATGCTAAATTTACAGAATCAGAAAAAGAAGAGATTAAGATTACTGAATTTGAAAAAAAGGCAAGAGAAAAAAAGATTTTAAAGACAACTAATTCAGTTTTAGTAAAAATGGAAAGAAATAATCATTCTTTTCAAGTAGATGGATATACTTTTTCACAAGAGCATCCATTTGTAGCAATGCCAGAATCTGATGCTCAAAGAATTTTTGATACTCAGACTGGTTTCCGCCTTGCGACTCCACGAGAGGCTCAAGAGTACTACGCATAAAGGGGGTGCTTTGATTGCAAACAATCAACACCAATAGTCAGGAAAAAATAGAATTACAGGTTTATATTGAAGGGGTTTTATCTCAAGCTGATTCAACCCCAACATTATCAATTTATGATGCAGATAATGATGCTTCACCAATTTCTGGATTTGATAACATAACATCTTATGATGAAGATCCAGCAGGTATTTATTCTTTTCTCTTGACCCCATTAATTACTAATATTAATCGTGTTTTAGAAGTAAAGTGGAATTATACAGTAAATGGTGTTCCAGTAGTTCAGACAGATTTTTATCAAGTTGAAACTCCTTATGCTACAGTTTCAGAAACTGTAGATTTTCTACAATTTGGCTCGGAACCATTTGAACCAAATTTTGTTGATCCAAAAGCAATTGTAAGTGCTGAAAAAGTAGCAAGAACAATTATTGAAGGTTATACTGGTATTAATTTTTACACATACTACGGTTTTCAAGAAGTATATGGAATTGGTGCTAATACTGTTCAACTAACAGAAAAAATGTTAAATGTTGACCAGATCTGGGAAAATCAAATTTTGGTTTATGATGGCACACAGGATCCTATCTATAATACTTTTGGCTATAATACAGAGCTAAGTCCTTCAGGATACCAACTCCGTATATGGTATCCAGCTTTTCCAGATGGTTGGAATAATGAAATGGATCCAGTTGTTTATGAATCAGGTCGCTTTAGAGATCAGTACCTATATCGCTTTGTAGGACAAATTGGATACAAATATGTTCCAGAAGATATTAAATTAGCATCTATGCTATTAATCAATGACATTCTATCAAATGACTATAACTGGAGGAACAAGTATTTGTCTCAAGTTGAACTTAGCGAAATTTCGTTTAAGATGGCTGGCGGGGCATTTAATGGTACAGGTAATATTACAGTAGATAATATTCTTGATCAATACCGTAAGACAAATATTGTTATTATATAATGTTTAATAAAAACTTAGCAAACTCATTTATAGGCTCAGTCATGAATATGTCTGCAGATATTTATACACAACAAAATATTCAAGATACTGATACGGGTGCTATTAAACGTGAATGGGTTTACACTAAAACCATTCAATGTAAAATAGAACCAGTTAAAATGAAAGGTGCTTCAACCAGAACAGATAACAAGTCTTTTGCAAAAACTTCTGACATGAATTACGATGAAAAAATGCAATTAAAGATGTATTGTTTTGAACTGATGAGTAAGCGTTGGCGTGTTGAAAATATAAGATCAAGTGATAATCAACAAATATTTATTGAAATTGATAAAATTGATCATCCAGATACAAAATTTGAGGTTACTGCAGCACACGCAATACTAGACCCATTTGGAAAAGTTGCTTACTATGAGGCAGTTCTGTTAAGAACCGAGGTTCAAGATGACAGTCAAGCTTGAAATTGATGGAGCACAAATAGGTTCAGAGCTCTCTGCTTGGATGGGCGGAATTGAAGAATTAACAAAGTCATCAGTATTAACACAACTAGTTAGACCTGTGTTTACAATTACAGGAAAACGCTTTGTTATTGATGTTGATAATTATTCAAGAATGAATCCAAAAAAAATGCACCATGTTTATGAATGGGGTAAGATTGGTCAGTCAGATGGAAGACTTTTTGTAATTGAAAGAGGCCAAATATTAAGTGGAAACCTTGTAATTAATACAAAATTCTTGCCATCAAAAATGCCAGTTCCAATTAATCCAGAGTTACTGCAGCCAGGCAAAACAGGTAAATCTGTTTCAAAGCAAAGCATTTTTGCAAATAAAGCAGAAGTCATGGAGTCAGGTAGATCAGTTTCATTCTCTGCACAAAAAGTTTTAGCATTTATGGGTAGTAATGGAATTGTTTTTATAAAGCCTGGGACACAAGTAAATATCTTGCATCCAGGTGGCATACAGACTAATAATTCTTTTGGGTCATATATGTTGGAATGGTATACTTCAAATGCAAATGCAGTTATGGATAGTTCTGGTTTTTATGATCAGATGGCTATTGATGTGGCTGCAGCAATGGAATCAAGTAATGGAAGAGCAAGTATTTCTGCAGTTAGATCAGCAATGTCAAAATTAGCAGATAGAGTAGATGCGGGGGAGATGATTGTATGACAGTTGATTATTCAAGGATTGCAGCATACGATATAAGAAACTTTATATGGCAACAGCTACAGGACTCAGGTATTTTTAATCCATATGATTACGTGGCAGATGGATTCAATGCTCCTTTAACCCCAATAATTCCTTCACAGCAAATTCCAGAATTTAATAATTTGCTTCCAGGAAAATCATATATTACCTATGACATTATTCAGAAAAATTATGGAACTCAGTGGTGGATGTCTAATGAATCTATGGTATTACAGGTAGTTTCAAGAAGTAATGCTCAGATTGTAACTGTAATAAATTTCTTAACCGACCTATTTAGGAGATATGAGTTTTCAGCAGGAGACATCAATGTTTCAGCCAAAGCCTCTGGAAGTCCATTTAAATTCCTTTATTGTAGGCTAGAAAGTGCTAACCCAATTCAACCATTTATGGATGAGGGCGGGTTCATGAGCGGAGATTTTTCTATAAATTATGTCTATACCAGAGAAGTGGATGAGTCAGCTTCAAATTCTGGAAGATATATCTAAATTTGAATTATTTTAATTTAATGCTATGCTTTTCTATGAGGAAGTAAATTGTCATCTTTATTTTTTTTAAATTTAAATAAAATAAGGTGGTGAAATAAAAAATATGGCTACAAGTACAAAAAACGTAATCGTCGGTGCAGCATCATTGTTCACTAGTGTTGGTAACAGCTCTAATACATTTGGTCGTCCAGCAACAGATTCAACAACTCTTAATAGTCTTTTTTCTTCAGGTACTCCAGCACGTCAAAGCCTTCTTGCATCAGCAGGAGCAGCTAACGGCGGATATCGTGAAGTAGGATATACAAGCACAGGACTTGAGGTTTCATACGAGCCAGTATATGGTGAAGTTATGGTTGATCAACTTCTTGATGCAGCTCGTCTTTTCAAGCAAACACTTAAGGTTATGCTTAAGACAGAGCTTTCAGAGGCAACTCTTGAAAACCTACAGTTCTCATGGGGACAAATGGACTCATACTATGTTGCAAATAGTGCAAGCACAGTAACATCAGTACCTTCATTGATTCCAAATGATTCAACAATTAGCTCATCTGATTCTCCAGCAGCAACACTAAACATGGCTGCAGGTGCTCTTGGAGATGCTCCAGTAGAGCGTGTTCTAATTGCCGTTGGACAAGCTCCAGCACAAATCGGATCATCTGTAACACTTGATGTACCAACAGGTGCAAGTGGTTCCACAGTTCTTAGCCCAAATGCAACAACATCAGCTTTGCGTAGCAAAGAGCGTGTTTATGTAGCACGTCGTGTTGTTTCAATTGATACAACAATGCATGCACTTAAGCGTGATGCAGCAACAGTATTCCCAGTGAATTTCCGTTGCTTACCAGATTCTGACTACAAGTATGCAGGTGCAGAATATGGCGTTGTTATTGACCGTGTATTCGGTACAAACTAATAACTAAATACAATTAAATAAAAATTTAATATAGATTCAAGCCCCGTCATAAATGGCGGGGCCTCTGAATTTGTCTATATAGATATTCTTGGTATAATTTAACTAACTAATAAAGGAGCAATAAATTGGCAACAACAGTGTATGATATTTTAGATATTGAACTAAGTGATGGATCATCCATTACTCTAAAGCCATTGCCTATTAAGCAATTAAGAAAATTTATGGAAGTTATTAATAGCATGCAAGAATCAGAAAATGAAGATCCAGATGCTGCAATGGATGTATTTATTAAAGCAGCAATGATCTGTCTTAAAAACATTAGACCAGATTTATCAGAAGATCAAGATAAATTTGAGGATATTGTTGAAGTGCCAACCATGATGAAAATTCTTGAAGTTGTAGGGGGTCTTAAGCTAACAGACCCAAACCTTCTGGGAGCGGCTCTAGTTGGGACGAACTAGATCTACGCTCCTTAGAGTCTGAAGTATTCTTACTCGGTCATTGGAAAAACTTTGATGAGTTGGAAGAAAATCTTTCACTAGAAGAACTAACAGCGGTGTTAGAAGCTTCAAGAAAGAAAGATTATGAAGATAAAAAGTTTGCAGCATCTATTCAAGGTATAGATCTTGATGAAGAGGTTGAGGAAAAAGAAGTGGAAGATATCTCTACTTTAAACTCAAGATATGTTGCACAAAAAGAAGGTTTTGGTCCAGGAGAAGGATTGGGATTTTTGACTTTAGAATAAAAAATGGGGGTGCAAATAATTGGCTAATATTGAATTAAATATTGTTGCACTTGGAGACTTTAGTGCGGTAAACGCAGAAATAAAAAAGTTACAAGCCCAAGTTGCAGCATTAAATAATGGTCTTGGAATAAACCCAATTACCCCTCAATTATCTTCAAGTTTAAAAACTACTACAAATGATTTTAGTAATGCACTTCTTGCAAGTAATGGTTTTACAAAACAAACAGTTCAACTTACTTCTGAAACACAAAAATTTGGAAAAGCACTTGAAAGTGGAAAGTTAAGCCTAGGTCAATATTTTCAAATTATTAATAGTAGATCTGGTGCAGCAACAGATTCAGTTAAACAGCTAGCATTAGAGCAAACAAAACTTCAGAATTCTGTAATTATGGCAGACCCTACAAAACAGGGTTTTTATTCTGTATTTACACCAACTACTATTGATGCTACTGCAAATGCTACAAAAATTGCTGCAAATGAAGCAAATATCTATGCACTTGCAGTTCAAAAGGGTTCCCAGAAGTTAATTGATTTTGGTAAAAATACACAATGGGCTGGCCGTCAGTTAACTGTTGGTCTGGGTATTCCAATATTATTATTTGGATCACAGGCTGTTAAATCATTTGATGATGTAAATAAAGCACTTACACAGTTACAAAAAGTATATGGTGAAGGATTAACTCCTCCAAGCCAAGACCAGGTTAATAAAATTTCTCAAGATGTTCTTAATTTAGGAAGAAATCTTGCTCAAACTACAGGTATATCTCAGCAATTTACTGTTCAGGTAGCAGCACAATTTGCTGCTATGGGTAAAATGGGAGATAACCTAACTAATGCTACAGAGCAAACTGTCAGGCTTGCCAAGCTTGGAAACCTTGATCAACAAACTGCAACAAATGCTGTTATTGCTTTGCAAAATGTTTATAAATTAAATACAACACAATTGGGTGATGCAGTAAATTATTTTGGAGCAATTCAGAAGCAAACCTCGCTTTCCATGAACGACTTAGTTTCTGCAGAAAGTAAAGTTGGTCCAATTATTGATCAATTGGGCGGAAGCTATAAAGATACATCTATTATGCTTCTTGCTATGAAAGAAGCAGGTGTTCCAGCAGCACAAGCAGCAAACGCTCTTAAGTCAGCATTTGGATCTATCATTGCACCAACATCTGCAGCAGTAAAAGAGTTTAAGTCATTTGGAATAAATTTAGAGGCAATCAAGACAGCTGGTGGTCCAGTTCAGATGATACAGCAGCTTCAAGCTTCATTACAGAATTTGTCCCCATTAGTAAAAGAACAGTTGATTGAAAAGCTTTTTGGCAAGTATCAATTTTCAAGAATGTCAGCACTTATTGACAACTTTGGAAAAGTAGGAAGTCAAACAGTAAATGCTATTAAAGTAGCTGGAGCATCATCATCTCAGTTGGCAGATCTTGCTAACCAAGAAATGAAACAAGCAACATCATCTCCATCTGCACAATGGCAGATTGCACTTAATACATTTAAAGCAGATTTGTACCCAGTTGGACAAATGATTATTAAAATTGGTACAGATGTTATGAAGTTTGCTAATGGTGTAGCAAAAGCATTTCAGGGACTACCTGGCCCAGTAAAATTAGTTTTAGGAATACTAGTTGGCTTCGTCGCTATATCTGGACCAGTTATTATGTTAACTGGTTTGCTTGCAAACTTTGCGGGTAACATTCTTAAGGGTGTCTTTAACTTAAAACAACTTGTTACTGGTGGTAAGACGTTAGGTCAATTACTAACACCAGAACTAATTGCAGCACAAAATGCATCTGACTTATTTAGCCAAGGTGTCTTAGGAGATGCCGATGCAATTAAAGTTCTCAATGAACAAATTGTTATTTTAACTAATAATTTAAATAATCTTGTAAACAATATGGGTCAAGGTGCGGGTCTTCCTGCAATTACTGATTCTTTAAAAACAGACGTGGGAGCATTAGTAACAAAAGAAGCAACTATTGCAGAGCAACTAGTTTTACCAGGATTTGCGACTGGAGGATTTGTTCCAGGCTCGGGTAATTCAGATTCATTCCCAGCAATGCTAACCCCTGGAGAGGCAGTTATACCAAAGGGACCTGCAAAACAATATTCTTCATTTATTGGTGCAATGATTGGCGGTAATTTAAAGGGGTATGCTGAAGGTACTATAAGAGCTTATCCTGAATATGCATTAAGATTACAAAATAGATCTGAAAATATGGCAAGAAGAGCTGGAACAACATCTGAAGAAAGCGTTATGGCTCCTCTTGCAATGAGAATTGGTGAATCAAGAAATATTACTCCAAGTGCATCTCAAGTACAAAAAGGTTCATTTGACCCAATTGTTTCGCAATACAAAGATATTGTCAAGAATTTTACACAAAAATTAAATGAACATTTTAATACTACTTATAGTAACATTGTTGATAGTGATGAAAGATTTTCAAAAGCATGGACAGAAGCTGGAAAATCTGTTGAATCAGAAGTTAATAAAATACAGAGTGATGTAGAAAAAGGGATAGTAAGAAAAACATTTGGTTTGGATGAAGATGTATATGGAACAATTCCTACTATGTCAAGAAGACCTGGCGGAAATGTTCCTGAAAGAGCAAGAAAAGCTATTCAATCAGTAAGAGCAACTGGCAGAAGATCTTATGTATCAATATCTGGCGGAGCTAAAGCTTTGTATGAAAAAATGACTGATTCTTCAGCATCAGAAATGCAGATGGGCCATGTATACGGTCCACAACAAATTGCTGTTGATGAATTAAAACAGCTTCCAAACCAAACAAAAGCATTGTCAAAAGCAATGGAAGTTATGGGGCAGAATGTCACAGAAGGATATTCAACTGGCATAAAAAATTCTTCCACTAAAGTTGAAAAGTCTGCAGAAGAACTCGCAAAAATTCCACTAGAAACTGTGCAAAAAGAATTAGATATAAATTCTCCATCAGGTTCATTTGCAGATAATGTTGGAAAACCGATTGTTCAAGGTATTCAACAAGGATTCCAAGAAGCACTTCCAGGTTTTGAAAATATTGTTACCTCATCTATGAATGAAACTGCAGGTAAGTTGTCGTCAGGTGTCAACGGAGAACCTTGGTGGATGGCTGGAGAAAATTATGTAACGCAAACTGCTAAAGGAATTACTGAAAATTCTGCTGTAGTTGTAGATGCTGCAAATGAAGTTGCAGATAAAGCATCGGTTTCTATGGTGGAAAGAGTAAAGGGAACACTTTCTGGCAAAGTAGGTAAAACTGGTGGCATGGGTCTTGCAATGGCACTACCTATGTTAAGTGGAATGTTGCCACAAAGTATAGGTGGTGTAAATATTTCTGGTGCTACAAGCATCGCATCATCTGGATTATCAGGCGGTTTAGCTGCAAGCATGATAGGTATGAATGCAGAAGAAGGAACTTTTGCTGCAAAAATAGGTAGTTTAGCACCAGCTATAGGTGGAGCTGTTGCAGCATTTTCATTATTGAAAATGGCAATTGATAATACAACAGCTGCAAACCGTGAAGCTAAAAATGTAATGCAGGAAACTTATGGTAAGTCAAATGTAGCCACACAATATTTTGGTTTATCTGCAAGCAATATAAGCCAGTTTGATTTTTCAGGACTGATCTCTGGGGTTAAATCTTCAACAACATCTTTACAAGAAAATAAGGCTGCTATTGATGCACTTACTGCAGCATATCAAAATGCAACAGATCAACAAACAAAAGATTATTTGAAGCAAGTAGGTGCTGCAAGTGGTTCTGCATTAACAGATCTTATGAAAGCAAGATACAATACTGATCTTGCACAAGGGGCAACTGCAAAACAAGCTCTACAGGATATAACATCTATAATGAAAGCATCTGGGCAAGGAACACTTGCAAGACAATATGCTTTAAATAATATTGGTGCTAAATCAACTGATAATGCTGCCAAAGGATTTCAAGATGCTTTAAGGACAGCTCTTGCTCCATATGAAGAATATGCAACAAAAGCCAAAAAAGAAAAATTTGCATTACAAGGTAGAGGTGCTCCAACTGATGCAGAAAGAGCACAAAATGTTAAAGCAGAAGATATAGCTGCTGTAGCAACAGAGCTTTTAAATGTCGCACAAACTACCCCTAAGAACTTAAAAACAATTATTGATGGACTTACAGGTGCATCAGGTAAGGCAGCTAAAGATTTAGTTAATACAGAAGGTGTATTTAAAAGTTTACAAGATACTGTTTCCAAAGTAAATCCAGATATGGCTACATGGATGCAAAAACAAAGAGATCTTTATGATGCAGGTAAGAAAAATGCATTAACTACTGTTGATATGGCAAAAGCAGTATCACTACTAAATTCAAATTTAATTCAATCTCCATCTGACTTACAAAAAATGGCAGATGCTGCTAAAAGAACCATTGCTGAAGAAATAGACTTTTTATTTAATTCTGCAAAAGCACAAAGTACAAAACCTGGCGGAGGTTCAAGCACTACTACACCTCCTCCTTTACCACCAATAGTAGATACATCAATACCTAAGCCATTTACTGGAACTGCACAAGAAAAAGCATTAGAAAAAGCATTACAGGGTAATTTAACCGCCCAAAATGCACAATTAAAAATTGCAAAAGATGAATTAACTGTTCAAAATAAAATTGCTCAAGAAGCAAAAGCACAACTTCAATATCAGCAACAGATTACTTCCTTGCAAAATGATATGAAAACTGCTATGATAAGTGGTAATTACTTACAGGCAGCAAGTTTGAAACAACAAATTTCTGGTGCAGCAGTAGATTTTAATGCAACCAGTGTACAAACAAAAATGCAGGATCAGGTTGATACTTTGCAAAATAATGCTGATCAAATTAATCAAGCATTATCAGATTTAAAGGATGCTATAGCAAATGGAGCAACTAAAATTGATGCAAGTATATTGGCAGCTAAAAAGATTAAACCAATTGATGCTAAATCAATTGTATCGGGGGTTGCGGGGAATGGTGTTACTGTAGAGGTTAATATTACTTCAACTGGAGAAGTAACACATACTTCAACAACATCAAGTCATCCAAAAACTAAAACAACAGTTTCGCATAAGAATCCAAAAGTAGTTCCAAGTGGTAGTAAGATAAATAATGTAAGAGGAAGTGTAAGATAAATGACATATTCAATTGCTCAGGGAGTACAAGTATCTTTAGATAATTCTACTTGGTATCCCCTTACAGATCATAACCGTCAACCTATTGATATTACATATACCCTTGTAGAGCAAGCAGATAGAATGGCAAATGGCACTATGCGTAAATATGTAATTGCCAGAAAATTTGTTCATAAAATTACATGGAAAGATGTTCCCACATATGATCCATATTTAGTTGATTATAATGGAGCTGGGGGAACTTCCTGTGGTCCTGCCTGGATCAAAGCTTTTTATGAAGGTAATTATAATGCTCCAGTGTTTGTAAAGTTTCAGTTTGCACAAGATACTCCAGTTATTAATGGAATTCCAAATGCTTCAACATATACTTCTTCCCGACAAAATCCGACGGGTACAAACCCAGAAGGTTTACCTTGGAATGTTTATGAAGCTTTTATGACAACATTTGATTATCATATTACAAAAAGAACTGTAGGAAATAATTCTACAAGAGGAATTGGTTACGACCAAGTTGATCTGACACTAGAATTTACGGAGGTATAATGATAACTTCACCAAATGTTATTAGTGGTAATGTTACTACTAGCACTTTTCAAAATTCAAATTCTATTGAAATGGTTCCAATTGTTTCAGCAGAATGGAACATGAATTTATTTAATCAACCTTATATAACTGTTGCTGGGACGGGAAGTCCAGAAACTATTACATTAAGTAATGGATCTTTAAGCAGTGCAAGTAGTAACGATGCAATGCAAAATGTTACAACATATACATTTGCAATGTCAGGAAATCAAAAACAAATTGGTTATACAGTTAATACACAGTCTCCATATTCACAAGCGTATAAAATTGTAACTTATATGAAAACTGATTCTGACTTGCCTATTATGGTAAATGCATATGCACAAGGCGGGTTACCTGGAGAGTATGGTTCAACTACTGTTGACATTAATGCATTTGGTTATACTAAGATAGTCACATATTTAGGATCTAGTGCAACTCTTGGTGCTATATCCTATTTTACATATACAATTAATTTGTCTAGTTATGGAGCAGATAATTTAACTGGAGTCAATGTTTTCTTAACACAACCAGAGGTTTATGCAACAACATTTTTTGATTATCAAAATAATTCATTGTGGCCCACAGATAGTGTATTTAATTACTTTAGACCTGGAGAGTCGTATGTTACCAGTGGAAATTCTTATTGTGCACTTAAATCAAATAGAATAATTAACACAAGTTTAACAAATAATCCAATTAACAATTCGTCAGTCACAAGAACAAATTTAATTACAAACCCTTCATTTGAAGACGGAACTACAAATGGTTATTCTTCAGCAAATTCATTGACAACCAGCACTAACTATTCTTATGTAGGGGTTTATTCTTCTTTGTCTACAGCTGTTTCATCAAATGATACAAATATGATTTATCAAGCAACAACAATACCTACATCAGGAACTTATACTGCATCTGCTTATTTTTATGTTCCAGCAGGATCAAATTTAGCAGGACAACAAGTAGTTCTAAGCCCTGAATCAGGTCAAACATCAATAGTTGAGCATCCAACAACTTTAATTGCGGGGCAGTGGGTAAGAACGTATACAACTTTTAATTCTGATGCAGGTTCTGTACCTGTAGTAGCGAGAATAAACGTTAACATACTTCAGCATAATGGAGATCAATTATACTCTGATGCATGGCTTCTTGAGTCAGGTTCAACTTTAGGTAGTTATTTTGAAGGAACTTCAACCTCACCTTTAGCAGGATCATACTATCCTCCAGCTACATCAATTATACAAAACCCGCAGTTTTTAATGGTTAATCCACCTGTACCAATGTATAAAAATGTTGCAGCAAGTGATATGGCTCCATACAAATATTTTGTTTCAGACACTTCAGCAAATATAGGCTACCCAAGCATTTCAGCGGTGTATCATACAGGATGTAGTGCAAATAAAATTGTATTAAAGTTTAATACAATTGTAACTAATCCGAACATAAGTGTTTCTCTTGATAACAACACTATTTGGGCAGGATCTGTAAATGATTCAACTGAATCAGGTGTTTTAACTTTGTATTATGACGGATCTTCTTGGTCAACAAATAGTTGGACAACAATGCCATCATTTATTGAAACTAAAGGCTCTACTACAGGCAATATATCAATCTATCAAACATTTAATCAAATTACTGTTACGCAAACAGATGCAGCAATTAATTCTACATTTTCATCATATTCAAATTCATACTTATCTGATGATGCAACAAGAATGCATTTGATTGAAATATCTCCCAGAATAGAGATAGATATATCTAAGTATGTTATGGAATTAGATATTAATAAACAGCTTGATTCAAAAAATAATTATATTCCAATTTCATCAATTAACCCAAATGATGCCGAATTAACTCTTTCTTCAATACCAATTGCTGGAGTAAATAATGCTCCAATTCCTATATTTTCAAGTCAAAATAATTTATCATCAAATATTTTGTATAACATGATGAGAAAAAATATTAAGTTTTATTTTAGTTGGAAATTAATTAGTTATTCAAGTATTACAGGAACTACTTTTGTTAATTATTCAGACAATAACCCTACTAATCAAACTTATATACCCGCTGGAGTTTATTGGTCAAACTCATGGGATGAAACTGACATTCAAACAGTCAAAGTTGCATGTTATGATGTTGTAAATTATTTACAAATGGTTCCAGTTCCAGATTATGTTGCAAGCAATAAACCTATATTTGAAATTATAACCGATATCATGGATTTGGCGGGCTATACAGACTATGACGTTGATTCATTATTTAAAGTTTGTAATGATACCTCTAAGCCAATGGATATGTATTATTATTTCTGTAATTCACAAAGTGGTACAGTTTATGATGCTTTATCAGAACTTTTCTTAGCACATCAAATTGGTGCATATATTGATGAATTTGGTGTTATGCGTTTCTTGAGTCTTGCAGATATTATGAGAAATCAAACTTCAGTTGCAACATTTGATGATTCTTCAATTATTCAAGGTGGTTATTCAATTACAAATAAAGCTAAGCCAGGAATGATTACTGTAAGTTACCAAGAACCTAAAGTACTTCAATCATTAGCATTGCAAAATGCAACAAGTGTTGGCATTGAAAACTCACCATCATTTATATACACTACATCAAATGATGTTGTTTGGAGTCAGAAAAATGCAGATTCTGTAGGATATAATTATTTATCTACAAGTATGTTGCAAAATGATAATTTCTTTACTATGAATAAAAATGATCTGCTTGATATATTCCATACATATTTATTAAATAATGATGGATATGCAGTTATTGAAGGTGAAATTGTTTCTTTCTTGTATAAAGAATATACTTTAACTCAAACATCTAATCCTTCAAATACTGTTACTGTTTATCCTAAAACAGACATTGAATTAGCTGCATATATTGATTCTTTTGTAAAACAAAATAATGTAGGGTTTTTAAATAATAGTGCAACATTAACTGGAGCATCTATAACTACATCAACAAAAACTGTAAATATTGCAAATAATGATGGCGGTAGTTCAACTACAGAAACTATAAATTATGTTTCAGGTATTACGTATACGGCATCAAGTGCTTTTACGGCGGGTCAATTTCAAGTAGGACAAAGAGTATCCGTTGTTGGATTTGTTCCCGATCAATACAACATATCTGGAGTAATTACTGCAAGTGATTCCACAACATTTACTCTAGCAGCCAATATTAATTTGGGCACTTCATCATTCCCATCTGTTTCAGATGCAACAAATGCATTTGCAATCTTTACAAGCGATAATAGTTTTGATGTAACAATAACTCCAACAGGAAAAATAGCTAATGTTCAGAGAGGTATGTTTGGAACTGTTGCTAATGACCATTTAATAATTAGTGGCTCAACAGTTAATGGATCAAATAAAAACTTAGCTGAATTATCTCTTGATTTATCAAGCTATAATCTATCTACTACGACAACTACTACAATAGCAAATGATCATCTAGCAAGTCCAGATAACCCCACAATTGAGTTTATAAATGTGCAGCCATCATCAAATTCTCAAACATTAATTCTAAATGTAGGTATTGTAGGTCTTAATTACTGTACATATTCTGCAAGATTTAGTTTAAATGCTAATGACGTTTGTTCAGGCGGAGTTTTCTTTGGGTTAGATCCCGCCACATCAACTAGTGAAGGAATGTATTTTGTTGAATTAATAAAATTGCATGATTATACATTAAGTGGTACTACCGTAACATTCTCAAGTAAAAACAACTATAATTATTATCTTGTCTTTTATCAGATTGTCAGTGGTACACCAAATATAATTTCATGGACAGATGTTACAGGCACAGTAGGATATATTCAAAGTAATTTTGAAAAAGTTTTGTATAAGAGTTCTGGTAAAGGAACTTCAAACTATCAATATTCTTATGCAACTGATCAGAATTATAATTTAAGGGTTGCAATCTCTACTTCAAATGGAACTGACGGGGAAACAGCTGGTCAGCTTTTAAATGTATTTTTAAATAATATTGAAATAACAGGATGGCAAATCCCCATAGTTGCATCTTCAGTTGATACAGATAATACATCTATAATGTATTGGACATCTGGAGGATCAACTTATACTTGGAGTTCAACACCAATAAATAAAATGACTGGTTTAAGGCAGAAAGTTCCATTTAGCCTTGATCCAACAAATTTGTTATACTCAACATACTCTGGTTATTCTTCTTCACTATCCCCAGTTTTTCCATATGGCATGTTTCCTTCAGGAACTCAAGTAGCGGGTGCAGCGGGAACTGCAAGCTACGTTAGAGAAGTTCATTGTTGTGAAAAACCATTGATTGAAAGAAGTGTAAATTACTATTATCAAGATAGAGAATTTTTGAATGGCATGGTACAAAATAGAAATGTTTATAATCAATATCAATCATGTATTGTTCAGACAAATCCAGATGTAGTTGGAATTAATTACTATGATGTTCAATATCAGACACCTGCAGCAACCAGTGTAGATGTATTGCCAATTGAATATTTGTGGTATTATTTCCCAGGAACTCAACCTATTGATCAACAATTTTATCAACAACAAGTTGTTGATGAGTATTCGCTATCATATTCAACCCCAATTAATACTGGATTTAGAGCACGTATGGCTATTGTTAATAACTGTGGTCACATGGTTTATTTAAATAAACAGTCAGATAGTTTAAATGCTTTTACAGTTGTACTTAATCTTTGGACACATGAAGTTATTGCTCCATCAGATCCAGAAGTAATACAAAAAATTCTTGATCCTGCCAACATATCTGAAGTAATTCAAGTAGACAGTCCTTGGATTCAATCAAAAGCATCTGCAAATAAGCTTATTGATGTTATTAAAATTGGAAATGACGGGTTTTCAAAAGATACAGCAGTTCAAATATTTGGTAATCCTATGGTACAAGTTGGAGATGTAATTACAATTAATTACAGTTTGGCGGGAATTACTGGAGAAAAGTATCTAGTTCATGAAGTAGCCCATGTATTTAATAAAGGTCTAAAGACTACATTAACTCTAAATTCACTTAGACCTGGCATAGGTTACTAAAATATCAAAAAACTGGTATAATTATTACTAGCACCTATAAGGAGACAAAATGGCGTATGTAAAGATATCTGACCCAAATATTATAGATATATCTGCTTGGCAACAATTAATTAATGTTGTAAATCAACATAGTGATAGTATTACTGCTTTGAGCAATAATTTTAATGGGGTAGGTTCTTCTCAGGTAGACTGGTCTTCAGCTACATGGTCACACGTATGGGATCCAGGCTCTCAGGCACTAGTTTATGGAAAAATTCAAGTTGTTACATCAAGTGCAACATATGTAAATAAAAGTGCTTCAGGTTCAGGCACACAAGGTATACAAGGAACAAATTCATCTACAAGTAAAGTTTTCTATGGTACAGCTTCATTTTCAGACCCAACAGTTTCATCTATTTTTCAATTTAGTTCTATACCAATTGTAACTGCTACACTGTATAGCGGTCATAATTCTTCAGGTCCAGTAAGTGTAGTTAATTCAAGTTGCATAGTAACTATTTATAATATCACTACTTCAGGATTTAACTGGAGAATATCAAGTGCATCAGGTAGTTCAGCAGATACACCTACAGGTACTTTTTACATAATGTGGACAGCAGCAGGTCCAAGATAAACAGGGGGTATTGTGGTACAAGGACAAGAACCACCAAAGTATAAATCGCCAACGTCGGTAGGAAAAAGACAAACAATTCCTGTTGACGTAAATGATCGTCGTGCCAAAAAAAATAACCCAAATAACCCAAGAGGCCGTAGTGGTGCAGAATTTGAGATTATTGATTTAACTGGCAGTGCTTCTTTAATAGAAGGTGGTGACGGAAGCGGTACTGCAGTTGCAAATGGCGGTTCAGGTAATAATGGTGGAACTCCAGATGTAATTATCCCTGGAAGTGGGGGTAATCCTCCAGTATATTATCCAGGAGGCAGTGGTCCTTATGTAATTGGTTTAACAGATCCTTCAGATATATCTGCAGTGTGGAATGGTGATGAACTAGATATAACATTTACTTGGGATATTGGTAATGCTGCAAATGGAACTGCATCTCAATTTGTTGTTGATTTAACATCTGATGGAATAACTCAGTCAACACCATTTGATACATTTTCTCCAATATCTGCTTATAGTGTTGGCACTAATCAATTTATGCTTCCAATAAGTAAGCAATTGAATGAACAAATGTTTGGTATTTTTACAACAAACATTACTAAGGTTTGTATCGAAGTTGCAGATCCACTTGCCAACACAAATGTTAGTGGTGCAGTATGCACTACAAATGTTGGTTCTCATATATTTGATGTAAATCCTCCAACAATACTTGTAACTTCAATTAATAATGGTTATAATGTTTCTTACGGTGAAAGTGCGGGAACTCCAAAAGGCTCCACTGTATATAAGGCTGGAACATCTTTAGGGGTAACACCAGTTGGTATTGATTCAATTGATGTTTGGGAAATAGAGAGCAATTCTTCAGTTGCACCAACTATCACTCTAGACAGTTCAAATAACCCTACAGGATGGTCAAGAACTTACCTTGGATTGTTTAATCCAGTAAATGTAATTTCTCCAGATTTAAATTCTAGATGGGTGGCAGCTAGATTTAATTCAAGTAGTGCTGAGCATACAGACTTTTGTGCACCACAATTTGTAACACCTACAGCACCAGTATCTATTAATACTACAAAACCTACAGATCCCACAGTTACAGCAGCCTGGTCAGGCAATGATATTGTTTTAAGTTATACACTTCCGTCATCTAATGCTGGATCTTCTTTTATTGTTAGACTTACTGCACCAAATAATCAAGTTGGTTTTTTTTACTTCACTCTGACGGGTACAGTAACTACAGGTACTTTTACAATAACATCAACTGATTTATTGAATCAGTTTGGATTACCAGTACCTTCAACTTTTGACATTTTCTTCCAAAGCGTTTCTGGTGTAGGAATAAAAAGTGATGGAATAACTGTAAATTGGACAGGATCTTCAACAAGAACTACTGGTCTATCTACACAAATTCCATCGCCAACATTTACAGCAATAATAGATGGTGTTGTAGGAACATTTGATTTTTCACAGTATAATGCTTCATATGGCGAAGTTTATATGTCTTATGAAGACTGTTGGACTCCACTGTCAACATCAACCTCAACACATTATTCATTTGATATAATAGATTATTTTAATGCACAATATGTTTCTGGTGGAGCAGTTGGAACAAACACAATTACTTTAAATAATTTTATTAATGAAGATGGTGTGTTTACAGATCCTACCGTCTACCTAGGAGTTCCGTTTCATGGAACGGGAGTACCAGATTATACATTTATTTCAGCAATATCTTTAGTTAGCACAGGAACTTATCAATTAACATTAAGTACATATAATTTAACAACAAACTCTAATGTTGCATCTAACTTTACTACACAAGCATCAGGTCAATATACAATGCAGATGCTTGCATATAGTGGTTCTTCTCCAGCAACAATCTATAATACACTATATGCACCACTATACTTTACGGTTAGATATGTAGATCAATTTGGAACAGAATCATATTTTTGTCCAACAAAAAGTAAAACACCGTTAAATATAACAACATCACTTATTAATACTGCAATTTCAGTTACAAAAGGTGCGGGTGCTATATATCTAGGAGATACAGCAACTTCACTTCCAAACGTAATTATTGGAACAAGTAATAATGAGTCTGGAATATTTGTTTGGGGTCCAAATTCAGTTCAAGGAACACAGGGAACTCAGTATACAACATTAAATACACAGCCAACAACATCAATTATTGGTGATACAGCATCACCGTACACATTCATTACCACTGATGCAAAAATTGCAGACTGGTCAATAACTGCACAGCATATTCAAAATGATTTGACAGGTGGATCATATTCAACAGGATATGTAGGTCTTTCTGGATCAAATTCAAATTATTCATTTTGGGCTGGAGCAAGTGCATCAGACAATTCTGCACAAGATGCTAAATTTAGTGTAACCCCAGCAGGTTTAGTCACTGCTAAAAATATACAAATAGTTGGCGGTAATTTAGATATTGGTGCTTCTTCATACAAATATTCAGCACAAGGAACAACATCTTCTTCTACCTTAACAGTAAATACTACAAATCTTTCATCTGGAATGTATGTAGTTGGTACAGGTATCCCAGATGGCACTATTATTAATAGTGTTGGTTCAGGTTCTATTGTATTAAGTAATAATCCAACTTCAAACATAACAAATGGACTTATAACTTTTATTTCTCCAAATGGTGCACATATAACAACAGCAGGTCAATTATTTGCAACAGATGCATATATAAATGGAAATATCACTGCAACAGGTGGTAAATTTACTGGAAATGTACAATTAGTTGGAGGTTCATTGTATGCACTAGGTGCTCAAGGAACTACAAACTCGGGTATAAGAACAATATTTAATGCACAAGGAATTGCTGCTTATAATGCTGGCGGAGGTTACGCAGAGCTTCTTACAACCCCACTAGCAGATGGTTCAGTGTTTGCTACAACAGCAGCTAATATTGGTGGATGGTCAGTAAGCACACAACAAATTTATAAAACCAGTCGTTCAGGAAAAGGCAATATAGTCCTTGATTCTCAAAATGGATATATTTATGTTTCTGATACAAATGTATCTCAATTTACAGCAGGAATAAATAGTGTAATTGATACAAATGGTGTGGCGTTTTGGGCGGGAACAGCATCATTAGCTGTTCAAAGTACACAAAGTACACAAGGTTTACAAACTTCACTTCCTGTTATTGCAGACCCAGCATTACAAAGTCCTTCATATAGTTCATATTTGCAAAGTCATAATGGATCATTACCGCAAGATGCATTTGGCAATTTAATTATGAGTCCATATTCAAATCCGTTTATAGTAAGAAATGATGGAACTCTATTTGCAAGAGGCGGTAATTTCTTTGGAAATGTAATGTCAAGTGGTTCTTTAGGAACTATTACTATGGACAGCAGAAATGATATGTTAGTATTTGACACAAATCCAGTAGCATCTCAAGAAGTTAATGGATATGATGCTACACAAAGAGTTTATTCATTTTTAGTTCCCAGAAACAACAATATATATTTAATTAGTCCTGGACCTGAACTGCCTTGGGGTAGTGCACATGTTAATCCCAAAGAGGGTTACGTGGGAACTCAAAACACACATGGTGTGATAACTGGACCACCTACAAGCAAACCATATTTTTCGGCTGGATCAAGTTTTTATAATTCATGGGGATTTCAAGCAGATGGAATCGGCATGTATACGGGTGAATGGGATTATTTCAATAATGCTCAACATACAAGTAAGCCATTTATAACTGTCACAAGTGGCTTATTAGACCCTACTTCACAATCAAGTGGTGGAATTTCTGGAACTAATTTTGAGAATAGTCAGCTTGATGGAAGCGGAGTTCAAATATCTGGAAGTCCAGATCTTGGAATGTTGTTTGAATCAACTCAGCATTGGACAGGAGACTTTAATTCAATTCCAAGAGGTGGAATTCTTATATATACTTCACAAGAAGATCCAACTCAGTCAGATTCAATACATCCATCTTATTCTCCTTCAACTAAATATGGTCCATATGTTGAGATTTTAAGAGATATGGATCCAAACTCCCCAACTATCCCTGTTAGTACAGGATTATTAGTAGGTGCAGGAGTTTATAATCCAGGAGATGTTGTGACATCGGCAAGAATACAAATAGGTGTTGGAAGTGCTCAGGATGTGAATAATACTTCAACACAGGGTATTTATTCACCTCCATATATTGAATTGATTAAAGATATAAATTATTCTTCATTAGGATATCAAAGTAATACAGGTAAAATAACTCTTTTTGCAGCTACTAATGCATATATGCAAATTGCTGATGGAAATAGTACTCTGTACGGACAAGGCGGGGACAGGCCCTTAGCCTATCAAGGAGGATCTAGAATTGATCTCTATGCAGAAAATAATGGAGTTAATATATATGGATTGCCAATTCAAAAAGATGTAGATATAAGAGCTTGGCCATCCGATGGTTCATCAATTGTTCCATTACAGTATACTACTTATTTTGAAACAGCACAGCATAATGCAACTATTGAGTATGCAACACCTACTTCATTAGTGTATCCTGATTTGAGTATAGATAATAAAGCACACTATAGGAATGCATACCCACTAGGAAATTATGCAAGACAAAGATTGTTGGTTGAAGACCCAGTAACTGGTATGGCAATGTTGGGAATGGCGGTATACTATAGAGATACTTCAGACCCAATAGTTATTGCAGAAGGAATAGATACACCTTCTACCAGCAGTGGCTATGTTGGTGATTTATGGATAGATTATTAAATATAAATTGACAAAATTTTATAGTTAATATATAATAAAAATATAGAGAAAAAGGTTTAAGATGGATAATTTAGAGTTAATTGTAACAGCATTGCAGCAAAGAATTGGTGAGATTGTTTCACAATATGAAGGTCAGGTTGCTTATTTAAGAGCACAAATTACTCAGCTTACAAATCAGCAAAATAATATAACTAATGCTCCAACGGGCATAAAGAGCAATTCAAAAGAATAAATTATAGGTAATAATACATGACTTCAAGTACCCCAAATTTTTGGTTAAAAGGTGGTGATGCCACATGGAAAAATCCTGCAGATTTTTGGGTAAAAGCTGCAGATGGTACTTGGAAAGAAGTAAAAGCTGCATGGGTAAAAGGCTCAGATAAAACTTGGAAACAATTTTGGCCATCAGGAGGAAAAATTATTGTAGTTATAAGTAATAATAGTGTGCCATTCGAAACTGGTACTGGAGCACTTTCTCAAGAGACTGTAACTTCAGGATTATCTTTAGGTGACGGAGAACATTCTTTTGGACAATTAGTGGGTATTAATAATATACCAACAGGTACATATACATTTGATGGTTCAAGTGGTGATATTCAATATTCATATTCATCTGACATTATGTTTAGAGATCTCTCTAGTATGCATACTTTACCATATGACGACGATCATGCATGGGCAGTAACTTTGCCATTTGCTGTATCAGTAGGCACTTATACTGGAAATATAATTAATATTACTACTAATGGTGGAGTAATATTTGGAAATTATTTTGGTTATATAGGGTCAAGTAATCAAGAAAGAAATGGCATAAATGGTAATACAACATGGATACCAGAAAATTTAAATTTATTGAATGCACCATCAATTTGGGGCTTATGGTATGATATTGATACTTATTATGGTGGAAATATATACTATGGTGTTAAAACTGATGATAATGGAAAAGAATTTTTTCAAGTATCATGGGTAGATGTCGGTTACTATGCAACTTACGATTCTTCACATTTTACTTCATTTGATATATATATATATCCAGGAGCCTTAAACAAAGTTGCTTTTTCAAATAGTTATTATTATGATTTTGAAGGAAGTTTTTTTCAATCTAGTGGACCAGATACTACTTGGTTGAGTTATCCTTGGGGATTATTTTCATTTAATAATTCTCCTGCTTTATCATCTTTTTCTATTTCCACTGATCATGCACATACTGGTAGTAAATCTTTAAAAATAAATTGGACTACAGGCGATCAAGCTGGGGCTTATTTGATATTAGGGCCGATTAATAATTTTTCCTATGTGCCGTCATCAATAACTTTTTCTGCTTATGTTTATGTACCTTCGGGAAGTCCAGATGTATATTTAACCATTAGCAGTGGTCAGTATTATTATCTATCTGGAGAATCTGCTTCTCCATTTACTTTTACTTCAATTAAAGATACATGGACACTATTAACACTTACTGTACCATTTTCTGATTTTTACTATTATGCTACCTCAAATGGTGTTATTGATGATTTACAAATTCAACAAGATGCTAATAATTTATCTGGAGGTACGGTGTATATAGACACAGTAACAATTTCAGTTAATCAGTAATTTTATGTTATAATTAATAAAAACAATAAAATATAAATAGATGGGAAAAAAATGTTAACAGATCAAGATAAAATTAATTATTTATATCAACAAATTTCAAGTTTATCATTAATATTATATAATGATGAATTAACACAAAAAATGAATTTAAATTCATTACCTGCAAATGCAGTTACAAATGCACTAAATGCAAATATTGCTCCAAATTCAAATATTTCTAAAAGAATTGAGTTTTTGCAACAAGAGTATGATGCTCTTGTTAAAGCAACGGGGCTATCACCAATTATTACTGCACCTAAATCATGAATTTATTGAAATCTTTTAATAAAAAATCTAAAGTAGAAAATATTACTTTTACACCAGTAATCCCAAGTGGATTAATTGGTCATACTGAAAAAGGGTATTTTTATGTTAAAGGTAAAAAAAGATTTAGATTTGTTTCTGAAAGAGCAATGAAAACTTGGAATCTTCCCGTCATAAAAACTACAGAAGAAAAAATGACGGGACTACCAATAGTGGGCGTATTAGGTCTTAGAGATGGAACAGTAGCTAAAGATATCTCAGATGGTAAGATCTATTTAATTAGTGATTCAAAAAGAAGACATATTATTAATCCAGATGTGCTTCTTTGGATAAATTCTAGTATAATAGAGGTATCTCAAAAAGATATTCTTTGTCACGATGAAGGATATGTATTAGATGAATAAAGTTGGAATGAAAATCTAAAATGTACAATCCTATCAAAGTTTGGACAAAACGAGATAGAAGAGTTAGTCGGGAAGGCTATGTACTGATTAAAGTACCTGAGCATCCCAAAAATTTTAAAGGCTGGTATTACGAACACCGCCTAATAATTGAAAAACAATTAAATAGAATCATTGAAGATTGGGAAACTGTTCATCATATCAATGAAGATAAAACTGATAATAGATTAATTAATCTATTTATATGTTCAAGATTAGAACATAATAAAGCACACGCTGCTTGACAAAATAAAACAAGATACGCTACAATTAACTAAACTCACAGAAAGAGATTAGATGACTAATGATTTAAAATGGATGCTATCATCTGATCAGCAATTTCCATATCAAGATGATAAAGCCATTGAACTTTGGTTTAAAGTTATGAAGTGGTTTAAGCCAGATGTAGTTGACTATTTGGGGGATACTGATGATCAAGCTTGCTATAGCAAATATACAGAAGGAAGATCAGCTGAATTCTTACAGCTTCATAAAAATGATAGTAAAGATCTAATTGTTCCGATGATGCGACATGAAGCAAAAGGTGCAAGAGATTTTTATGCTAAAACAAGAGAAATGTTGTCAAATGCACAATTATTTTCAGCATTAGGAAATCATGACATCAGAATCTTTGATTATCTTGATAAGAAAATGCCAGAATATCTATCTGATATTACGCCAGAATCTTTGTGGGGACTTGATAGCCTAGGGTATGACTATATTTATTATAATGAATTGCCTAGACATCGCTTTGGAGATATCCATGTCCATCATGGACTTTCAATTGCAGACACGGGGGCTGTCAGAAAAGATATTGATGATTTACAAATTTCTTTGATTAGAGGACATTCACATAGAATTGCCTCCCATTTTCAGACATATGAATTACCATTAGCAACTAATGGAAGAACAATTCGTGGATATGAAATTGGGCATATGTGTGATGAGAAAAGTGATGGTATGAAATATACGCAAAATCACAACTGGCAAAAAGGTTTCGCAATTGCACATATTGAAAATGGTAATCATCCTCATGTGCAAATTGTGGAGATTTCACCAACTTACACTTGTGTAGTTGATGGAAAATTGTTTTCTGTCTAATTTTATATATGGTATAATATATGTATGTTATGTGAAATAGAAAATTGTGACAGGAATAAGGTGGAAGGCGGAAAATATTGTAGAAGTCATTATAGGCGTAAACAATATATAAGCGATAAACCTATAAGGATAAATAAATACCCAGATGGAAAATTTTGTAAAATAGAGGGTTGCAAATCCCGCTCTAGAGTACTTGAGATGTGTATAAAACATTATCAAAGAGTTAAAAAATGGGCAGACCCAGAAAAAACTGCTAGGGCAACATCTGGCTCAGGATATATAGATTCAAATGGTTATAGATTAATAACTATTGATGGAAAAAGAGTTCTTGAGCATAGGTATGTAATGTCAAAATATTTAGGTAGGGATTTATTAGCAAATGAAAATGTACATCACAAAAATGGTGACAGATCAGATAATAGATTAGAAAACCTAGAGCTATGGTCTAAGTCCCAGCCATCTGGACAACGGGTGGAAGACAAATTAAAATGGGCATATGAAATAATAAGTCTTTACAAAGACTATAACCTATAGGAGAAAAAAATGAAAGTTACACAATCAGAAAAGGCTCTAGTAGAGCATTATGTTTATGCAACTGCTGCATCAGCTGTGGCAATTTGGCAGACAGGAAATCACTCAATTAAGCATGTTCTTTGGTCTGCTGTAATTGGTGTAGTTGGTCCAGTTCTTGCTAAGTTTAACCCAAAGGGTGTTATAGGAGAGCTTTCTAAGAAAGAGCATCTTGATGCAGTAACTACTGCAGCACTAACATCTGTAGCAACAACAGTTGTAGCAGATGCTAATAAAGCAATCGCAGCAGACACTAAGAAGTAAAAATATAGAAAAAATTTAATAATGTTATTTTGTAAAAAATGTACAGGACGTGTTTTTGTAGACCGAGTTTACTCCCAGAACTTACGTCTTGAATTGTACTGTATCATGTGTGGGAAAAGATGGATGATCAAAAGAGATAATAGGTTTGGTGCATGGATAGCAAAAATAGAAGAAGAGCTTCAGTCCAATTACGGTACTTCTATCTAAATAAAAAACTTCACAAAGTTTTAAGAAGATCACGTGCAGAAAACTTATTAATTGCTTGGGATTACCAATTGGGAAAGCGTGTTGCTTATAATTTGGCGGATGTCAATAAGAATAAACAACACGCTTATTCCATCAAAGAAGTTGTAAAATTAATTGGTAAACATGAAGATACGATTAAATTACATTTATATAGAGGGGATTTAAAATTTCCACAAAGAGTGTATTCTCTTAATGGCAATAAAACTCCAGGAAAATATTTTTGGAGTGAAGATGATATTAGAGAAATGCATGATTTTTTTAAAACAGTCCATAGGGGCAGACCAAGAATTGATGGCGGGATTACCCCAGGTGATATGCCATCCAGAGCAGAATTAGAGGCTATGATGAAACAAGAAAATATTTTGTATGTCAAGAATGATGACGGAGAATTTGTTCCAGTTTGGAAACAACCAGAATGGTAAATGAAAAATTAAATAAAGAGTCAAAACATGTACTTCATCAGGCACTGAAAGTGTTAGAATTCACAATGGAGCTGGCTGTACAAAAAGAGGATATTGATGCTATGATAGGTATAGCAGATCGCCTTATGATGTTGTATCAGCATTTATCAGAAGGCACACCAAAAAAGTTTAAGCCAGGGTTTACTTTGGCTGATAAAGAGGAGCCACAGAATGACAGAGATGAATAATTCAACTGTTGTAAAAGTTGATTTACACTTTACTAAAAATTTGGGTAATTATGAAAGTTTGAGAATTGGTATTGGCGTAGAAGATTTTAAAAGATCTGGCGAGACAACTGATGAAGCAACTGATCGTGTTTATAAGTTTGTTGAAGATAAGTTAATGGAAAAAGTTCGTGAGATTGAAGAAGAATTGGGTAAGGGTAAAGGTAAGAAATGACAAAAGATGAAGCAAAACTAGCTTATAGTCTAGTTTCACTTTATTGTTCTTTATACAAAGAGTCTTACAAAAAACCTGCAGTGGTAAATAAGTATCGTGAAAAGTGGGCTATGCAAGATGTTATAGATAGTGTAGGCTATGATAGAGCAAAAGTATTACTTGAATATTACTTTAAGTCCATGAATAATGGAAATCCAATATCTTGGTTTTTTTATAATTTTGAAAAGCTTGATTTGTCATTGCAACAATCAGAGCAAGATAAAACAAGAAGAGAATTAATTAGAGCTAAAACAAAGTCTATGGTTGAAGAAAGAGATAATGAACACTGAATCAGCAGTCATTACATCAGTTTGCAATAACAAGGACATATCTGTAGTTCTTGCTGATAATATTGATGAAGTATTTACTTCTCACAGAGATGTTTGGGAAGGTCTAAAATCTTATTATCTTAAATTTAAATCTGTTCCAGATATCACAGTACTTACTGAAAAATTTAAAGATTTTGAACCTGCAAAGGTTAAAGGTGAGACAGCATATTATTTGGATCAATTAAAGAATGAGTATCTTGCTGCAAGATTACGCAACCTATTACTTACATCAGGTGCGAGTCTAAAAACAGAAGCTTCCGCAAGAGTATTGTCGCAGATGCAAGCAGAGCTTAATGGTCTTGGCAGATTGACAGGAAATGTTAGAGATGTTGACCTAACTGATTATAAAGCAGCAGAAAAGCATTTTGAGGCTGTTCGTACACGTTCTGATGCTATGGGCGGTAGTCCAGGGATTAAGACAGGTTTTAAAGCTATTGACTACGCATACCCTACTGGTATGGCTCCAGGACACCTTATAGTAATGATTGGTTGGCCAGGCAAGGGTAAGACTTGGTTTTCCTCTTATTTAGCCTGTAAAGCTTGGGAACAGGGTTTTAAACCTATGATCATATCTCTTGAAATGACACCAGAGAATATGCGTGATCGTATCTACACAATGTTAGGTTCTGGATTATTTAAATCTTCAGATTTTTCTAGAGGCAGTATTGATTTAACACAATTTGATGATTGGGGTAAAAAGAAGTTCTTAGATAAAAATGGATTTATTCTTGTATCAAATGAAGGCTCGGGTCAAGTGACTCCTACTACAGTTCAAGGTAAGATTGATCAACATAAACCAGATTTAGTAATTTTAGATTATCATCAATTGTTTGCTGATTCAAATAATTCAAAAGCACCTACAGAACGCAATATGAATATTTCTCGTGAGTTTAAAATGCTTGCTATGAGAAATAATATTCCTATTATTGATATTACTGCAGCAACTGCAGAAGAAACAGCAGATCATGATTCACCACCAATGTTAAATCAAGTTGCTTGGTCAAAGGCAATTGAATACGATGCTGATATGGCTATTGCAGTGCACAAGAATCCCGATTCTAACATAATGGAAATTGTAAGTCGTAAAAATAGACATGGCACTGAATTTGGGATGTATTTAGATTGGGATTTAAATCGTGGTATTGTTAAAGAATTATATGATGTACCTATGTAATTTTATGTAATCAAAGTCTATCTTGGTATAATTATCAAGAAAGATTGGTGATCATGTACCCACGAAAAATACATGACTTTTGGATGAACGGTATTATTAAAGATGATGCTAAATTCCAAAGCTCAAGGGAGAATTATGAAAGACTTTTGGTTCAGCAAATGCGGGACAAAGGTTATATTCCTGTCCTTGACATGCAGCCACAATTTAATGTAAAATATAATGAAGAGAAAGATCACTACACATTCAATCTTGTAATGTATGGGATATATTTGGGTAAAACCAAAGCTCTTAAATATGAAGGTTTCTCTGGCCAGAGCTTAGTACCTAAAGGATAAAAAATGAAAGATGCATATACTAAATCGGATCTCCGATCTATTTTGCAATCTTGTGGTGTTGAAATAGTTTCTCAAACTGGAACAGATTTTCTTTGTTTATGCCCATTTCATCATAATACAGACTCTCCAGCATTTGCAGTAAGTTATTCAAAAGGTTTGTATGTTTGCTATAATCAAAACTGCAATTCGGCGGGAACTGTACTAGATTTAGTTAAAAAGTTAACGCATAGAAATGACTTTGAAGCTATGAGATTTATATCTTCAAATAAGATGACAGAAGCAGATATGCTTGAAGAAGAATTAAAAGAATTACTTGATGATAAACCAGAATTTGAAGAATTTTCAAGTGATATATTAAAATCATTACATGAAGGATTAACTCAGGAAGCGAGAGATTATTATGGTAATAGGCACATTAATGCTGATGCTATTGATTACTTTAATTTGGGATATTCACAGAAACAAGGAATGGTAACTGTTCCCCTCCACTCACCAGATGGAATACCTGTTGGAGTCATAGGTAGATCAATTACTGGGAAATCATTTAAGAATAGTCCCAATCTTCCACGCAATAAAACTATGTTTAACTTGCATAGAGCAAAGCGTGAGGGTGGAACTATAATTGTAGTTGAATCTAGTTTTGATGTTATTCGTTTATGGCAGGCGGGGTATCCAAATGCTGTAGCAACTTTAGGCGGTAGCATATCAGATACCAACATTAATCATTTGAATAAATATGCATCTACAGTTATTATTATGACTGATAATGATAAAGCTGGGCGGTCTTTAGGCATGACAATAGCTGGTAAATTAAAAAATAAAAGTGTGTTATGGGCTATGTATAGTTATGATGCTATTTATCCACATAATGCAAAAGATGTGGGTGATATGTCCGATTTAGAAATAAAGCAATGTATAAACAATGCAATTCCACACTTTGAATTTGCTAATTTGTAGTAGACAAAGCATATCTAAAGTGCTATAATAAAGACACAGGACAACATAAAGTCCATTATACTAAGGAGAATATATTATGGGAATCATCAAAGGTCTAAATGCATTAAATCAACAAATGGATAAGCCAGACTTTTCCAGTGAAGGTCAAAAAGGAACTTGGTTAAAGATTAATGACGGTCAATCAGTAAAAATTCGTTTTATGCAAGAGATTGATCCAGACTCAGCCAATTATAATGAAAAAGCAGGTGCTGCTTTTATTGCAGTAGAACATACAAATCCAGAGCATTATCAACGTAAGGCACTTTGTTCAATTGAAGATCAGGGTCGTTGCTTTGGATGCGAAATGCATCGTCGTGACCCTAAGTCTAAATGGGGCGGTAAGAAGCGTTTTTATGCTAATGTGATTGTAGATGATGGCGTTAAAGAGCCATATGTAGCAATTTTATCACAAGGTCTTGGTCCAAAGGCTGTTACAGAAACTGTAATTGCATGGGCGGGAGAGACAGGCAGTATTACAAACACTATTTGGAAAGTAAAGCGTACAGGTAAGGGTGCAACTGATACAAGTTATTCAGCAATTCCTTTGCCAACAGCAACAACTGAGCCAATTGATTTTAATAAGTTTGAGCTATTTGATCTTGAAAAGACAGCAGTTCGTGATGTACCTTATGCAGAGCAAGAAGCATTTTATTTTGGTACAACATCAGATTCATCAAGTGAAAAAGAAGTTTCAACTTCATCCGCCGTTGAGTGGTAATTAATAACTGATGTATGTATACTGATTTGACAACATGGCACATTATTGCTACAATAAAAACATGGCAAATCAGTATACATTAATCTTTCCAGAATCCTTTTGGAAGAAAGTTCAAAAGACCAGCTCATGCTGGCTATGGATTGGAGCAAAGGATTCTTGCGGATATGGAATTCATAATAAAAAATTTGATACTACAAGAGCACATAGGATCTCCTATATATTAAAGTATGGTGAATTTGATAAGAATCTAAAGGTTTTGCATAAATGTGATAACCCAGCATGCGTAAATCCAAAACATTTATTTTTGGGGACACAGCAAGAAAATATAAAAAATATGGTTAAGAAATTTAGACATGGAAAACAAAACAGGAAAGTGCAAAGTTATTCTTCATGGCTAAAGGAGCATCCTAAAAAAACAGTATCTGATTTATGTCATTCAAAAAAACATAAGTTTAGTGATTCAAACACTAGAATTAAGAAAATTAAGGATAGGTATACCAGAGTATGTCGTCAATGTGAATTTGATACAAATTATAAAGATATTGTTGTTTATAAAGTAAAGAACTTTGTTAGAAAAGTTGAAAATCGTGGAGAAATAATAGATGGTTTAGTTAAAAAGATTAAAAAGATGGATTCTAAATGTTATTATTGCGATGGAAAATTTGAGCATTTGCACCACAAAATTCCAAAATCTAATGGCGGAGAAATTAGTATAAAGAATATAGTTCCAGTCTGTGAGAAATGTAATTTGACGAAAGGTAATAAAGTTGAATAATAATTTTGTTCATCTTCATGTACATGATATGTATAGTGTTATGGATGGCTTAAATAAGCCTGAAGAAATGGTTATTGCTGCCAAAGAGCAAGGCCAGTTTGCAATAGCACAAACAAATCACGGGACATTGGCTGGGATGCGTGATATGCAAATTGCATGTAAAAAACATGGTATGAAACCAATTTTAGGGCTGGAAGCATATATCTCAGAAACAGATAGATTTGATAAAAGAGCAGTGGCAAAAAGAGATGATAATACCTCCCTTTATTCACATATAATTCTCCTAGCAAAGAATGATATTGGATTAAAAAATTTACAAAAACTTTCACAAATTGCTTGGACAGAGGGTTTTTATAGTAAACCTCGTATTGATATTGAAGTCCTTTTTGAATATAGTGAAGGTATAATTGTTCTATCTGGGTGTATGGGCGGTCTTATTTCAAAAGCTATTGAACGTGGTGATATGGAAGTTGCAAGAAATTTGACTAAGCAATTTAAAGAGCGTTTTGGCGAAGATTTTTACATTGAAGTTCAAGCACATAATCCTGAGACATTAAATACAAGTCTGCTTAATTTGGCAGATGAATTTAGTGTAAAGCCAGTTGCTACAGGAGATTGTCACTTTGCTAAAAAAGAAGAGCGGGATCTTGAGGAGTTACTCCTTATTATCTCTACTAAGCCAAATCAAAACAAAGAAGCAGACTATGCAAGTGGTCGTACACACTCTAATATTATTGATCGCTTTGATCATATTTATCCCGACCGCCCTATTTCTTTCGCTGACATTAACGTTTATATTCAATCCTATGCTGAAATTAAATCAGACTTTGAAAAAGCGGGGATTGTCAGAGAAGACATATACAAGTCTTCGCTAGAGATTTCAGATAAGATTGAGATATATGATTTTCATGAAAACCTTGATTTACTTCCAGTACCAAAAAAGAATGCATTAAAAACACTCACAGAAATGTGTGAGCAATCCTTATTAGATATGGGTATCAATGATCAAATATATAAAGAAAGACTTAAAGAAGAGCTTCAAGTCATCAAAGATAAAAATTTTGCTAGTTATTTTCTCGTTGTTAGTGATATGGTTAATTGGGCGAAACAGAATGAGATACTTGTTGGACCTGGACGTGGATCTGCAGCAGGATCTTTAATATGTTATTTGCTGGGCATTACAACTGTAGACCCAGTTAAATATGATTTATTGTTCTTCCGATTTATTAATCAAGAAAGAGCAGACTGGCCCGATATTGACTGTGACTTTCAAGACACTCGTCGTGGAGAAGTTAAAGAATATTTAAAGAAAAAATTTAAGCATGTTGCATCTATTTCAACCTATCAGTATTTTAAAGATAAGGGTGTTATTCGTGACGTTGCTAGATCATTCCTTGTTCCACTTGGAGAAGTAGATAAAGCACTTAAAGGTGTTGAAACATTTGATGAGTATGAGTCATCTCCAAGCACTGAAGAATTTAGAAAGAAGTATCCTGAAGTCACTAAATATGCTTCAATGCTTCGTGGAAAAATTCGTGGAAATGGAATGCATGCTTCAGGTGTTGTTGTTGCTAAGGACGACATTAGCAAGTATGTTCCAATTGAGACTCGTAAAGATCCAAGTGAATCAGTGTCTGGTCGCATACCAGTTGTTGCGTATGATATGGAACAAACAGCAGATTTGGGATTAATTAAACTTGACGTACTTGGATTGAAAACACTTTCAGTTATTGATGATACTTTAAAAACAATTAAAAGTATTAAAAAAGAAAATATAGACCTTAAAAATGTTGCACTTGATGATCCAAAAGTTTTTAGCATGCTATCAAATGGATTTACAAAAGGTGTATTTCAGGCAGAAGCAACGCCATATACAAACCTATTGATGAAAATGGGTGTAAGTACGTTTGAGGATTTAGCAGCATCAAATGCTTTGGTACGTCCAGGTGCTATGAACACCGTTGGTGGGGCTTATATTCGTCGTAAAAAAGGTGAAGAGATGGTTACTTATGCTCATCCTATTATGCATCAATTTACAGAGCGTACATATGGTGTAATTATTTATCAGGAACAAGTTATGCAGGCTTGTGTATATTTGGGCGGGATGTCATGGGCAGATGCTGATAAGGTAAGAAAAATTATTGGTAAGAAAAAAGATGCAAGTGAATTTGATCAGTATAGAGAAAAATTTATTACAGGAGCTTGTAAGCACATTACAAAAGAAGATGCTGAAAAGCTATGGCATGATTTTGAAGCACACGCTGGGTACTCTTTTAACCGTTCTCACGCTATTGCTTATTCTATGCTCAGTTATTATACTGCTTGGCTAAAGTTCTATTATCCACTTGAATTTATGTTTGCTATTCTTAAAAATGAAAAAGATAAGGATGCTAGAACAGATTACTTGCTAGAAGCTAAGCGTTTAGGAATTAAGGTTTTGTTGCCACATGTGAATGAATCTGATATTGATTTTAGTATTCAGGGTAATTCAATTAGATTTGGACTATCTAATATTAAGTTTATTTCAGATAAACTTGGCTCAAAGATTATTAATAATAGACCATTTAAAAGCTATGAAGATTTTGTTGAAAAAACAAAGTCAAAGGGTAGCAAAGGTGATAAAATTTTGGGTATTAATAAGAGAACAACTGATGCACTCAATATGATTGGTGCAGCAGCATTTTCAGATAACGCCAGAAAAGGAAATGAAAATGAAAACTTGTATGAGTATTTAGGTATACCTAAATTTGATACAGGTAAACTTAGTCCTAAGATCAAAGCTCAAGTTAATCCATTGCAGGATTTTCTTGAAGAAGGATGTTTTGTTTTATTGGCTATGGTTAAATCTATTAAAAAGGGACCTACTTGGTCAAGAGTAGAGCTTGTAGATGATACAGGCTCAGTAGGTATTTTTCATTCTGTTAATACAGAAATTGAAGCGGGAATGATGTATTTCTTTTTGGTAGGAGATAATCGTATTCATAAGTATGTAACAATTAATGATGTAGTTGACAAAATAGATGATCCTTTTGTACAATGGTTATATAGAGATAAATTAAAAATTGATAGCGGAAAAAGACTTGTTTTAGATTTTACACACTATAAGACTAAAGCAAATAAAATGATGGCTCATATTATTTTATCTGATGCAGATAAAAAATTAGAGCGAGTTATAGTTTTCCCAAAGTTATATACAAAAGCTTTGGGTAAAATGCAGGCTGGAAAGATTTGCGACCCAGCAATTGCAGAAATGGAAGACGGAACAACATACGTAAAGGAGATTAGTTAATGACTAATGAAGAAGTAACAGAAACAACAGATCAACCATCAAACCAAGATGTTCAAATTTCAATTGAACAAATTTGTGCAGCAATTTTAAATACGATTGGTTCAGTAGAGGTATCTCTTGAATCACTAATGACAGACTATTCTTCAAAGAATATTTCTGTAAATCAAGATCCAGAAACAAAGGCACTAACATTTGCTTTGGCTGACCAGCCAGCAGTAGTTGATGCACCTGTTGATACAGATTCTGATGAGGAAACTAATACAGAATCAGAGTAAATGCTGTATAATATAAATATATGGCTCAATCTTATGTGCTCAAAGGTACGGAAAACGAATTTCTGTTAGTGATTAGAGCAGAAGATGAAAAAGCAATCTATAGCATTATAGATTTTTTAGCAACCAGTCGTAATGAACAAATTAAAGAACTGGCAATTGAATTAGAGAAGAGTATGCATGATAACGGAAGAGATTCTAGCAAAGCTGGATCCAAAAACAAGGTCAAGACTACAACTGGCAACAACAGTAAACGTAGAAAAACAAAAGACACCTAGTATTGGTTTAACAATGGCATTAAAGGGCGGTCTGGGTTTTGGTCGTCAAGTTTTAATTTGGGGAAATAAATCTGCTGGTAAATCTTCTTTTTGTTTACAGATGATTGGCGAAGCACAAAAAGCTGGAAAAACATGTGCTTGGATTGATGCAGAAGCATCTTATGATCCTGCATGGGCTGCCAGATTGGGTGTAGATTCAGAATCTCTTATTTATTCACCTGCTAAATCTATTAATGATATGGTTGATGTGGCACAACAATTAATGGAAGCGGGAGTAGATATTATCGTTGTAGATTCTATCTCAGCACTACTCCCCGCAATCTATTTTGAAAAAGATAGTTCAGATTTAAAGAAGTTAGAAGACACTAAGCAAATTGGTGCAGAAGCAAAGGATATGACACATGCAGTCAAAATGCTTAATTATGCAAACAAAAGTACGCTACTCGTTCTTATTTCTCAACAGAGAAATCAATTTGGGTCTATGCATGCTTCCCATATCCCAACAGGAGGAATGGCGGTTAAATTTTTCTCCAGTACCGTTATCAAACTCTGGGCTTCAGAGGCTGATGCGAATGCGATTAAGTCTGGAATCCAAGTTGGTGACAAAATTATTGAACAAAAAGTTGGAAGGCCAGTTAATTGGATCATTGATTACAATAAAACGGGACCAATGGGTTTATCAGGCAGTTATGACTTCTATTTCCAAGGGGAACAAGTGGGAGTTGATTCCGTTGGAGAAATCTTAGATGTTGCTGAAATGATGGGTATTGTACAAAAGGGTGGGGCTTGGTATACAATTAAAGAAGAAAGATTCCAAGGACGTAATAAAGCTTTAGAGTATTTAAGGGATAACCCAGGGTTGGCAAAAGAGATTATAGAGGAAATTTATGACAAGTCTTGAAAAATTCTTAAACAAAGTTAAAGATAGCACTGATAAAAAAACAATTAATATCTCAGAGCCAGCAAGTGGTTCATTTAGATGTCAAAATTTAGAATGTAATGAAATTGTATATGAAGGTTATGTTGATAGAGTTAATAGCAGGATACATTGGGTATGCAGCCAAGGTCATGATTCTAGCGTGGTAATATGAGTGAACGTGGAGAAGTTAAGCGTGACGGTGCAAAAGCTCAAAAGAACTCTGGTCGGGGCGATTACCAAAAAGGTGATGCGGTTTGGCATGATTTTGTCGTTGATTATAAAGAGTACTCAAAGTCAATATCCATTAGTAAAGAAATTTGGGCAAAAATATGTACTGATACTTTTAAGGTCTCACGTGAAAAGTATCCAGTCCTTAAACTTATCCTTGGTGGAGAAGGCACGAAAACAAGGTTGGCTGTAATTGAATGGGTTTTATTTGAGCAGATGGTAGAGTGTTGGAAGAAAAGTAATGATCAATGAAGAAGATCAAAATGAATTTTTAATTTGGTTTAATAATGGTGTTGAGCGTGGTTGGATTAGTGATATGTTTTGCAACACACATGATGGGCCACCAATTATTAGTGAAGAAGAAGATAAAGAATGGAATGAAGGTGGAGACCCTTGTCAATTTTGCGTTAGGATTTTAGAATGACAGATAAACCAATTATTGATCTTATAAGTGAACTTACAGAATTCAATGACATGAAATCATACATGAATGATGCAGATCTTGATTATGCTCTTGATTTAATTATTAAATTAATTGCCAAGCCTGATGTGCCATCTACAAAAGCTCCTGATCTTATTGTTAAGATGCAGGCTTTGTCTGCTAAATTTGCAATAATGTCACGCTACTACACCACCTTTGAAAAAGGTGGGGAAAATGCAAAAAAGAAAAATGTATATTACACAGCAGAAGAAGCAATTAATAGATTAGTTGATGCCCTAAAGTATTCAGCTAGATATGGGGCATAAATGGGTAGAGATTTAATAGCAAATTTAAAATTTCAAAAAATGTCAAATCCATCTGGGTTTGACCCAAATGCATTTGCCAAAATGTATGAAGAAGCAGTTTTAACTGGAAAGAGACCAAATGAATTTACTCAAAAGAAAACTTTTGCTCCTAGCAGTGTTGGTTACGGTAATGGTAACTGTCCTAGATATTGGTTCATTGCTTTTACTGGGGCTGAGTTTGAAAATGAAACCGATGCTATGGGTGTCGTTAACATGGATAATGGTACGTATGTGCATGATAGAATTCAGAAAAATTTCGCTAAAACGCCAGTATTCAAAGCAAATGAAGTTGAAATTACCCACGATGATCCACCAATTAGAGGTTTTGCAGATACTATTATTGAATGGGATGGAAAAGAAGTAATTGGTGAAGTAAAGTCTGCTAAACAAGAGATTTTTGATATTAGACAAGCAGAAATGCAAGGTTTGCCATATCATAAAATTCAACTTTTACATTATATGAAAATTCGTGGAGCTGAACAAGGATTTTTCTTTTATGAGAATAAGAATGATAACAGTTTTCTAGTTATTCCTATTAATATGGATGAAAGAAACAAAGAGTTGATTGATGGTGTTTGGAATTGGATGCGTAAAGTTTATGCTGCATATGAAGCAGGAACTCTTCCAGAGCGTACATTTACAAAATCACAATGGGCTTGTAAGGGTTGCCCCGTAAAGAAAGTTTGCTGGGAAGACAAGAAGGATCTCGGAGAAGTCTACATAGAACCGCTGGTACTTGAAAAATGAAATGTGCTTACGAAGAATGTAATAATGAATTTGAACCAAAAACCCACAATCAAAAATATTGTTCAGATGAGTGTTGCAGGATTGCAACAAATCAAAAGCTTAAAAAAGCTTATTATGATAAAAAAGACAGGTTGGCTGGCAAAAAAAGGATCTGTAAAACTAAAGGTTGTAATGTAATTTTAAGTAGATATCAAGATGAAGATATATGTAATAAATGTATTGGTTCTGAAAAAGAAAAAGAACGTAAAGCATTATTGGAAATGGTGAGACGTGTCTCTGGCTAAACTTGCAAAACCTCGTGCAAATAAAGTTCTTGGTATAGATGCTAGTACAAATAGTATAGCTTTTTGCCTAATGGATGATAAAACTCCAATAAAATGGGGAGAAATTGTGTTTGACGGATCAGATGTTTATGAGAGAATTCTTGATGCAAAGAAAAAAGTAAAATCATTTAAACAGTCATTAGACTATGATTTTGTTGTAATAGAGGCAGCAATTTCAGTTAGATCTGTACATACAGGGATGAAGATGGCATACGTTTTTGGTGCTATAATGGGAGAGTTACTAAGTGATAATGTAGAAGTAGTTGAAGTTCATCCTATTACATGGCAATCATATCTTGGTAATAAAAATTTTACTAAGGCAGAAAAACAGGCGGTTAAAGATGAATTTCCAGGAAAATCTGAAAATTGGTACAAAGGAAAAATCAGAGAAATTAGAAAATCTAGGACAATTAACTTTGTTTCAACACTTGGAATTAACACTGAAAATGATAACGTCGCTGATTCGGCGGGGATAGCGTGGTATGCAGTAAATGAAATTGTGTGAGGAGGTATAATGGCTAAAAGTACAAAGCTTTGGGAAAGTAAAGACTGGATGTATAAAAGATATGTAGTTGAGAAGAAAACTGTTCTTCAAATGGCTATGGAAGCTAGATGCACTCATATGACAATTCAAAGAGCATTAGAAAAGTTTGATTTAATTAAAAAACCTAGAAAGTGGACTAAGTAATGCCTTATTCAGATCCAGATAATAAACCTTGGACTACAGAAAAAATAAAAGAAATTAATCCAAAAACAGTGCTTGACGTAGGTGCAGGTGCTGGAGTGTATCTAGATATTATAAAAAATAATTTGGAAAATGATGTTTCTGTAGAAGCAGTAGAAATTTGGGAACCTTATATAAAAGAGTTTAATCTTGAATCAAAATACAATATTGTATGGAACAAAGATGTTAGATTATTTAAAGAATTTTCTTATGATCTTGTTATTTTTGGAGATATCATGGAGCATATGACCAAAGAAGATGCTGTCAAATTATGGGATAATGTTTCAAAAACTGCGGGATCAGCTATTATATCAATTCCAATTGTTCATTATCCACAAGGACATGAGCATGGTAATCCATATGAAGAACATGTTAAAGACGATTGGACAACTCAAGAGGTTCTTGATACATTTAGCAATATAACTGAATACAAAGAATTTGATGTGACAGGCGTTTTTATAGCGAGGTTTAATAATGATATTAAGTCATAAGATATTTCATTTAAAAGATGCTGTAGAGCGTGAAGAATATTTTAATAATATAAATAGCTATTTAAATAATTACTCACAGGAATTAAATTCAAAATCTATCAAAATCTCAAATGATGAAGAGCTTAATGAATTTGTTAAAAATAATCCCGATTTTAATCTTAATTTAAATGGTTATAATCTTGATAATATACAGGGATGGCGTTATGGTGAAATTGGAGTATGGGCTAGTAACTTTTTAGCATGGAAAAAGTTCTTGACAACACAATCTGATTATGCTATTCTTATGGAAGATGATATTTTGTTTGAAGAAAACTTTATACCATTATTGAAAGAATATATGGAAGAGTTACCCCCAAACTGGGATGCTTTCTTTTTTGCAGTACCTTCAGGACAATTTCATAAATACGGCAGTCATTTAGAAATAGGTAAAAAAAATATTTGTAAAGTATATCAAGATCATTGGATGTTATGCTATGTTTTAAGCAGACAAGGTGCTGAAAAAGCATTAAATATCGTTTCTAATGGTGTAAATTTGCCTCTAGATTGGTTCTTTTTTAGACAAAAACATATATTTAACTCTTATTCAATTAAACCAGAAGTAAAAAGTGCAGTTTCAGGATCTCCAACTGAGACAACTTTTCAAAACCAAGAAAGAAAGATAATGAAAATTGATTCCTAAAATTATTTGGCAAACTTATAAGGATCCACGTTTGTCTCTTGAGTCATACATGTATGAAGCATCAGAAACATGGAAAGCTAAAAATCCAGATTATGAGTATAGATATATGGATGATGATGAAGCTGCAAAATTTGTTAAGGATGAATATGGTGATGAAATGCATCAATTATTTATCAATGTGCCTGTAGGTGTGATGCGTGGAGATATGTGGCGTTATCTTGTTGTGTATAAGTATGGCGGGATTTATGCAGATCTTGACACACTATGCCTTAAGCCAATTGATACTTGGATTAAAGAAGGTAAAGATTTTATAGTATGTCCAGAGCATCAAGATCATTTTTGTCAATGGACATTTGCTGCAAGTGCAGGACATCCAATATTAAAAACAGTAATTGATCTGATGGTTGAAAGATTAAAAAATGCTGATTACACAATGCCACATTTTGTACATTATTTGACAGGTCCAGGAATGTGGACTTCGGCTATATGTAATCATCTTGAAATTCCAAATAATGATCCTTACGGTAGAGCACAGATACAAGATAATACACAAGGATTAGTTCTTGATATGTCTGATTTTAATTTAAGTTATTCAGCAGTAATTAATAAATTTTATTGTTATGCTGGAAGTGAATGGAGAATATTCCATTATGAAGCAGTTAAACATCTATATGGTAGTCAAAATTGGAACACAGGTTATGTAAAATGGATTGAAGATCCCTTAACAAAAGGTAGTAGAAATGCTTAGACCAGTATATAAAGATACAGATCATTTTGATTGTACAGATTTATTGATGCATTCAATTGGAGCACCATCTGGTAAAAAAATTTGGGATGCATGCCATGAGATTGCACATCTATTAATAGATAAAAATATATCCTATGGAGATTCAGCTTTATCTCCAAATAGAATATTTGCACAATCTGATAATATTGAACAGTTAAAAGTAAGAATTGATGATAAGTTAAATAGAGTAAAAAATAACCAAGGATATGCGGGAGACAATGATGTTGATGATTTGATTGGTTATTTAATCTTACTTAAAATTGCAATTGACAATGATAAAGAGAAAGAGGTATAATTAAGTATGCCAACTTACGGATATGCTTGTATAGAATGTGATGAATCAGTAGAGGTTAATAGAGGAATTACTGAAAAAGAATTAATTCCCCCCTGCCCTAAATGTGGATATGCTATGTCAAAAGTTTTTGGCACTCCAGCTATACAATTTAAAGGCGGAGGATACTACAGTACAGGTGGCTAACATGGGCGAAGTAGAAGTTGCTGGTCAATTTGACCAGATGAATAAAGTTATTGAAGAGCTACTTAAAGGTAGTACTCCTTCACAGATTGCCCGTTCTCTTGAGTTAACTCGTGTTCAAGTTGATAACCATATTAAAACTTGGAAAGAATTTGTTCAAGATAATAGTGCTATTAAGGCACGTGCAAAAGAAGCACTGGCAGGAGCAGATGAGCATTATAGCATGTTGATAAAAGAAGCTTGGCGTACAGTAGAGCAAGCAGATGTTCAAGATGCACTTAATGTTAAAGCACAATCTCTTAAGTTAATTGCTGATATTGAAGCTAAACGTATTGATATGTTGAACAAGGCGGGAGTCTTGGAAAATAATGATATGGCAGATCAAATATTAGAATCAGAAAGAAAACAAGAAGTTCTTGTATCTATTCTTAGAGATGTAACATCATCATGTGATCATTGTAAATGGGAAGTAGCAAAAAGACTTCAAGAAGTAACTGGACAAGTTGAGGCTGTTGTAATAGATGAATGATTTTAATGTATTTTTAGATGCATTAAGCGGGGATGAGTTTGATGAAACTCCAGCCTCTTTAGAAGATTTTGTTACAAAGAAAGAGTATCTTGGCTTACCACCATTATCTGAATTACAGTATACAATGATTAAAGCATCAACTCAAATCTATAAACGTGAAACATTACTTAAAATTTATGGTGAAGTTGAAGGCGAAAAAATATTTAAACAAACATGTAATGAAGTTATTCTTCAACTTGGCAAAGGTTCTGGAAAAGACTATACATCTACTATTGCTTGTTCTTATATGGTACATATGCTTCTATGCTTGAAAGATCCAGCAAAGTATTATGGTAAACCACCAGGAGATGCTATTGATATTATTAACATTGCTATCAACGCTGTTCAGGCAAACCGAGTTTTCTTTAAAGGCTTTAACCAGCGTATTGAAAAGTCACCTTGGTTCCAAGGTAGATATATTGCTAAAGCAAATATGGTTGAGTTTGATAAAGGCGTAACAGTTCACTCAGGTCACTCAGAGTCAGAGGCGTGGGAAGGTTATAACGTTATTGCTGTTATTCTTGATGAAATTTCTGGCTTTGAATTGGAATCAACATCAGGCCATCAAAATGCAAAGACTGCATCATCTATTTATAAAATGTATAAGGGATCTATTACATCTCGTTTTCCAGATTTTGGAAAACTTGTTTTACTTTCATTCCCACGTTTTAAAAATGACTATATTCAGCAAAGATATAATGAATCAATTGCAGAAAAAGAAGTTGTATTAAGACATCATAAGTTTAAAGTAGATCCAGATTTGCCTGATGGAACGACTGGTAATGAATTTGAAGTTGAGTGGGAAGAAGATCATATTGTCTCATATAAGATGCCAAAAATATTTGCATTAAAAAGACCAACGTGGGAAGTTAATCCCACAAGAAGAATTGAAGATTTTACAGAAGCATTTTATACAGATCCTACAGATGCATTAATGCGTTTTGCATGTATGCCACCAGATGCTACAGATGCTTTCTTTAAAAATCGTGCTGTAATTGAAAAAGCATTTAGTAATCATAAATTAAATGTAGATGAATATGGAAGATTTGATGATACATTTAAACCTGATCCAGATAAAACATATTTTATGCATGTGGACTTGGCTCAAAAGCATGACCATTGTGCAGTAGCTTTAGCACATGTTGATGGCTGGGTGACAATGAAAATTGGTGAAAATTATAAACAAGCAGCACCTAGAGTTATAGTAGATGCAGTAAGATATTGGACTCCAACTGCATCAAAATCAGTTGACTTTACAGAAGTAAAAGAATATATTTTATCTATTCGTGAAAGAAATTTCAATCTTAAATTGGTTACATTTGACCGTTGGAATTCACATGATATGATGCAACAACTTGGTGTTAATGGTATTAAGACAGAAATTTTGTCTGTTGCTAAAAAACACTATGAGGATATGTCTCTTACTTTAACTGAAGAAAGATTACATGGTCCAAAAATTCAATTATTGATTGATGAATTACTTCAATTGCGTATTATTAAAGATAAGGTAGATCATCCAAGAAAAGGTTCTAAAGACTTATCTGATGCGGTTTGCGGGGCAGTATATAATTCCATAGCATTAACTCCACCAGATAGAGATAGAGAAGTAGAAGTGTATAGTTATTCTGGGGTATTTGCAGATGAACTTGCACAATTAAAAAAAGAATCAGATTCAAGAATGAAAAATACTATTAAGTTACCAGAAAAGCGGGTAATGCCCACAGATTTAAGAGATTTCTTTGATGATGATGATAGTGAATACAAAGATATAGTTGACAATTTCAGACTACTCTAGTAGAATGTCAATTACAACAAACAAAGGATAATAAATGTTAGCAGATGGCACACTATCTACAATTGAAAATGAAGATGATATTTATATTAGTTTAACGCAACTTTGTGAATATTTCACAACTGCATCAATTAATATTAAAAGAGAAATTAATAATGTGCATCCATCAGACAGAAAATATGCAGCAGGTATGCAGGATATGATGTTTACAATTGCACAAGAATTACTTGAATTAGGTAAATTTGAAGCACAACGCAGAATGATTGATAGTCCAGAAGATTTATTGAAAATGATTGACAAAAGTAAAGGCAATAGTGTAGAATAATGAAGTAGTCCCCGATAGTTTATTGGCAAAACCTACGACTGTTAATCGTAAGAGCTTGGATCGTTACCAGGTCGGGGAGCTAGAAATTATTAACCAACTAACAGAAAGAGTATAATATGAATATGACAGCAGAAGAATCAGTTGAAGTTGTTAAAAAAGAATATGTACTTGGTCCAATTAATCGTTGTGACTCATGTTCTGCAGAAGCACTTGTTTGGTTAAAAGGTGTTTCAGGAGAACTAATGTTCTGCGGTCATCACTATGCTAAGCATGAAGAAGCATTAAAAGATTTTGCTTATGAGATTGTTGATGAAAGAAGCAAATTAATTCAGGATAGAATCAAAGACGAAGATTACGTCTAATAACAATGGAGCAATAGCTCAGTTGGTTAGAGCCCCCGACTCATAATCGGGTCGTCGTAGGTTCAAGTCCTACTTGCTCCACCAAGGTTCCATAGATCAATTGGTTAGATCACTGCCCTGTCACGGCAGAGGTTACGGGTTCAAGTCCCGTTGGAATCGCAAGGGTTACACACCACATCTTAGGATGATTATAGTTACATATATACCCTGTGTGTGTTCACGTTGATGTAGAGATAGGGCAGACCATTCTCGCAGGCGGGAATTGTGTGTAACCCCCTTATTGGAAAAATGGCAGAGTGGTCTATTGCAGGGGATTGCTAATCCCCCGTAGAAATTATGTTTCTACCGTAGGTTCAAATCCTACTTTTTCCGCCAAGCTGTATAGGTCCCAAGGTGGGGCAGGGGACTGTAAATCCTCCGTTTTATAACATGCTTGGTTCAATTCCAAGATACAGCACAAATAATATATAATTAATCTATAATGAATAAATTAGATAATTTACCACCTATTTATATAATTAATTTACAAAGAAGATCAGATCGTCGTTCTCATATTTTGGATAATCTTTTAAAATATGGAATTCAAAGGTATGTTTTTATAAATGCTATTGATTATCAAAAAGATAATCTTGAAAATATGGTTAATAATAAAATTTTAATAAAAAATAGTGAACTTGCTTGCACACTTTCACATTTTAAAGCTATAGAGCACTGGCTTAAAACTAGTGATTTTGAATATGCAATAATAGCTGAAGACGATTTATGTTTTGATACTGTTGATTATTGGAATTTAACTTGGGAACAATATATAAAAAAAATAGATTTTGACTTTGATATCCTTCAGTTGGTTATATACAATATGGATAATGATTTTAAAGTGGATCTTCATAAAAGACAAAAAAATGATCAATCAACAGCAGCTTATTTAATTAAAAGAGATCATGCTGAAAAAATGTTAAATAAATTTATTATAAATAATAAATATAGTTTTCCTGATTATTGTGTTGCAGATCATTTTTTATATAATGAAGGTGAAGTTTATGCTGCGGGACTTTTTGTAATTGATGAAAGATCAATTAAATCAGATATAAATCCAGAATATGAAGAAAGACAACTTGTTATGAGGAATAAAGTGCTTGACTATTGGAAACAAAGTGCTAAATAAATTAATTTTAAGGTATAATTAAACTATTATGACAGATGCCCATGATGTAAATATGACTTTTTCAATTCTGGCACATATTCCAGAACATGATCCACGAGAAAAAGATCCAAATTATAAATATTTCATCGCAGCTAAAAAGAAAATTAAAAAGCTGGGACTTTGGAAATGTGCTATTAGTGATGATCTATGTGGTGGACAAATGGAATTACATCACACACATGTTGAATTTAGTCAATTGCCAAATGCTGATAAAACTAAAGTAGAACAATATTTTGGCTTACATTTTACAGATGATGATGAATTTCAACAATGGTTGGAAAGTCCAGGAAATCTAGAAGTATTATGCACAAATCATCATAGAACACATTATGGAATTCATACATTGCCACATGCTCTTTGGGAGTCCCTCCGATTTAGAAAAACGGGTACTTTACCAGCAGCAGAGGTAGTCTCAAATAAACCTAAGAATATTAAGATTAGTGATATAATTAATACAGGCAATAAACAAGGAGAAAATAATGGCAATAGCACATCAAATAGTGGCTCTTAATGCTACTACACCAACATTAGTAAGTATTCCGTTAGCAAATGAAGTTGCGTATGAAAGCAAAGCTTCAATTTCTGTACAAAATTTAGACCCAGCAATTATTGTATATTTAGGGTCATCTTCAGTTACTACATCATCTTACGGCTTTGCTCTTTTAGCAGGTCAAACATATACAATAGATTTACTTGCTTCCGATCAACTTTACGCAATTGCAGCATCTGGAACTCCAAACGTCGCAGTATTAGCGGCAGAGGTTTAATATGAGCATTAAAGTTTCAACAGTTCCCGCTCAAATTCTTTATTACGGAAACTTTGCACTTTCAACAAGTATGCCATCTGGTGGTACAACATCAGATAACGTTATAACTTGGGACACAACAAATCTTTCAAAAGGTATGTCAATTAGCGGTACTGATGCCACAAAAATTACTTTTCAAGTTCCAGGGACATACAACCTTAACTTTTTAGGTCAATTTAACTTTACTGGTGGAGCATCTAATTACAATATTACAACTTGGTTTTCTAAAAATGGTGTACAGGTCCCATCATCTTCTTTTACATTTACAACTACAAGTGCTCAAGGTTCACAGGTATTGGCAAATATTGAATCACCAATTATTGTTAATGCAGGAGATTATATTCAATTTCATTGGTGGTCAGGTGCAGCGGGAATGTCATTATTGGCTACAGCAGCAGGAACAAATCCAACAAGACCAGCATCACCAAGTGCGAATCTAACAATTTATAACGTAGGATAGGGAAAATATGCCATATCATATTGAACGTGAAGGTAATAAATTTAAAGTTGTTGTAGATGCAACAGGACGGGTTGTGGGAACACACCCGTCCAAAGCACAAGCACAAGCACAACTTGGAGCACTGTATGCAAATGTTCCAGATGCTAGTATTAAAAAAGAGCGTGGAACAATTGCAGGAGATTCATCAGTTAATTCTGGTCGCATAAGCGGTGGAGTTGGTTGGAAAATTGAATTCAATACACCAGATTGCCAACATGGTTGGTCAGTGATTAAAGTAGGATCAGGACAATCAATAGGTTGTTTCTTTAAAGAAGAAGATGCAAAAGCAGCATTGGAGGCATTAGCAGTGACAGAACCAGTTGTAAAAGCAGAAGGTGGATATAAGCCAACTTCAGGAATGAAATCAGCAGCAGCAAAAGCTATTAAATGGAAAGAAGAAGGTAAGGCAAATGGAGCAGGAACCAACGTAGGTTGGACTCGTGCACATCAAATTGTAAATGGTGAGTCATTATCTCTTGATACTGTTAAGCGTATGTATTCTTTCTTTTCCCGCCATGAAGTTGATAAGCAGGGTAAAGAATGGGATAAGCCATCACATGGTAAGGTAATGTGGTATGCATGGGGCGGGGATGCAGGATATTCTTGGTCTCGTGATATTGTAGAAAGAGCAAATAAAGTAGAAAAAGGTGAAGCATCATGGGATGGTGTATTTGCCCCTGTAAAATTAGAAAAGAATTATGTCCGTAAATGCATGACATGTGGATGTGATGATTTAGGTAATGATCATCATTATATCTCAGATACAGAAAAATGTATGTATTGCATGAGCAAAGGTCAAGGACCATGTTGGGACGGTTATGCATATGCTGGAACAAAAGAAGATGAAAATGGCAAGACAGTTCCTAATTGCATTCCAGTAAAAAAAGATGATGCATCTGGACAAGTTAATCAGAATAAACAAGAAGGCATTGGAGCATTTAGTTTCTGGAATGGTTCATTTGGTCCAGTTATGGGTCTTCAGAATGGTGATGCTGGTTGGAAATCAACTTATAATTCTCCTCCACAAAATGATGGAAAACAGTCTGTAGGTTATGGAAACCATAGCGATCCAAAAGGTCGCAGTAATCAGTAATCTGATATAATAAAGTTAATAACACCCCTCACGGCTCTTAAAATCCGCACCAGAGGGGTTGCTTTTATGATATAATATAAAAGTAAATACCTGCCTGCTACTGGCGGGCAGGTTGTCTACAAAATAGATTGCCTTCGGGAATCTAAAAATTACACTAACTCGCTTTTGAAAGGAGCAAAGTTAAAATGACACATCTAACAACAAATGGTATTGCAATGTATTCTGTTTCAAATAGTTCATATGGAACTGGAATTACAGTAACAGATAAAACTTGGCAATCAGTACCAGCAATATATACAACATATGGCGGATCAAATATTTCCAATAATTTTATTGGATGGGATCAGCAAATTAAAGACCTAGAAAAAATTGGTGAAAGAATTGTTAAAAATTCTGGCAATTTTCCCCCATACAATGTAATTAAAGAGGATGATGATACATTCCTTATTGAATTTGCAGTTGCGGGGTTTTCCAAGAAAGACATTGAAGTAACACAAGAAAAAAATGCACTTATCATTGAAGGTAAGATTGAAGAAGATGAAGATAAAAAGTATGTCCATAAGGGTATTGCAACTCGTTCATTTTCTCGTGCATTTGCTTTGGCAGAATATGTTGAAGTACGATCAGCTTTATTTGAGGATGGTATTCTAACTGTTAAACTTGTTAGAGAAGTTCCAAAAGAAGAACAACCTAGACATATTGCTATCAAATAAGGTATAATAAAAGCAACGCCCAGAAATGGGCGTTGCCATTATAAAAAAATAATGTATAATTAGATATATGAATAAAGTTTGGTCTAATTTAGCATATTATATTCAGAAATATCCAGCAAGGATCGCTGGTTATGTTTCTGCAATTAGTTTAAATGCTATGAAATATTGGCCCAAGTTTCCAACAGGATTACTTATACCATTTGCTATGATTTTAATTATGATTGGTGAGGGTAGTCAGAGGATGGAAGACAAAAAAACTTTACATGCTTTGTACACAGCAAATGATCCAGAAAAACAAGATGAAGAAATTTTAGCTGAAATGCTTAAACACTTAAATGACTCAAAGGAAAATAAAAATGGCAGAACACGAAGATCTCGTACAAGAATTAAAAATTCTTAAATCAATGGTAGTAAAAATGTATGCTCAAACTCACGGGTATCATTGGAATGTGGAAGGAGCAAATTTTCCACAATACCATAAGTTCTTTTTAAAGATCTATGAAGATGTATATGAGTCTATTGATCCTATTGCAGAAAATATTCGCAAATTAGGTGCAAAAGCACCATTTGGATTAAAGTCATGGATGTCAACAAGTCCTGAATTTGAAATTAATGATTCAGAAGATTTGAATGCTAGACAAATGTTGCAAGAACTAATAAACTCTAATAATGTAGTAATGGCACAACTTAAAAAAGTTTATGATATTTCTAATGAATTAGATTATCAAGGAATTTGTAATTTTATTGCGGGAAGACAAGAACAACATAGATTCTGGCAATGGCAATTGACAAGTACCTTGAAGCCCACTATAATGTAAATATAATAAGAATTAAAAAATTATAAGGGCCTTCAAAATGAAGACCTTTTTAATTTGTCCCTATAGCTCAGCGGTAGAGCTTTCGGCTTTTAACCGAAATGTCGCAAGTTCAAATCTTGCTGGGGACACTAAGCCTCTTTGGTGTAATGGTAGCACGACTGTCTCCAAAGCAGTTTGTCCGAGTTCAAATCTTGGAAGGGGTGCTAACTCCACGTATGCCCTGTGGTTTCTACCCACTTGAAAGGCTAACGGATACATGCAGGTTCAACCCCTGTCGTGGAGACGGAACAAATCACAATCCTGATAATTTAGAGGTTTTATGCCCAAACTGTCATGCACTAACAGATACATATAGAGGAAGAAATTTGGGTCATGAAAGACCCGTGTCGTATATAAGAAAAACAAATATTAAAAATATTAATAATCATGTATAATAGTATATGAGGAAGTGTAAAATGGACTACGATCCTTCAAATGAAGATCATCTTGAAATAATGCAATACCTGATGGCAGAGGGTGCTGCAATGTTTGATGGTTATGATGATGAAGGTGAACCAATTTACAAGTTTGACATGGAAATTTTGGAAGAAGTAATGCCAGAATTGCATCAAGCTATGAAAGATGATTTAGATCAAATTTTACTTGATTTATTTCAAGAAGGATTACTTGATGTAGTATATGATGAAAACTTGAATGCTCAATTTGATATATCGGAAGCAGGAAAAATTGCATTGATGCAATCTGGCTTTGATATAGATGATATTGATGCAGAAAGTTTTTAACACAACAATCTAATAAGGTGGTGATTTAAATATGGATAACATGCAACAAGGTAAAGAAGGTGGCGTACAGCAACCATCAACACCAGCAACAGCTTCAGAGCAAGCAGGACCAGAGGCTCCTCTAGTTTCAGATGCTAAAACTGATCTAGGTGTAAACGCACCAGGCACAATCAACGTCGCATCCCCTTTCACGGGTAGTGATGTTTCAATGACCACTCCACGATATGCTGGAGGAAACATCACAACGACAGAAATCGGGTCAAAATAATGGATTTTGTACAAAAAAGAGAGTTTTCAGATGAAAAGCGTAAAGAGTTAGCAGACAAAGGTCATGCTATGCCAGACGGTTCTTTTCCAATTGAAAATGTAACAGATTTGCACAATGCAATCCAATCAATAGGTCGCTCAAGTAATTATAGCAAAACTAAAGATCATATTATTCAAAGAGCAAAAGATCTAGAAGCTACAAGTGTGCTACCAGAAGACTGGAAGGTACAAAAATTTATTGATGATGTTAAGGATGCTTTTCTTAAAGCAATTGGAACAAGTTCATCTGTAGATCAAGAACGGGACGAAAGAACCGTTGAAAATTACGTCAGACAAACTGGTAATGTAAGTACACCACCAGTAAATGTCGGAGACTATACGATTGGAGGTAATAATATGTCAAATAACACAACAGAGCCAGATCCAAAGGGTGATATTGCAGTTCAAAAGGATCTTCCTAATGCTACTCAACCATCTTCAGCAGATCTAGTAAATCAAGAAACACGTCCAGTTGGTGATGTTTCAGTGTCAGAAGCTCCTAATAATGATTCACTTGCAGATGTCTCAACAGGCGGTGCAGGAGTTTATAAGTCAGGAATGATTTGCCCAGATTGCAATCAAGCAATTGAGCATAAGTGTGCAGCTGATTCAGCAACAGACGATGAGTCAAAAGTTGAAAAAGCAGCAGCAGATGACGAAGTTACAGAAACATCAGCAGATGATGAAACTGTAGAAAAAGCAATTGATGCACCAGTAGAAACAGTTCAAAAATCTATGGGTTCACCAATTTGGAAGGGTGCATTTGCACCACGTAAGTAAATTATATATACGTATATATGTACATAAGGACGGTTTCCCCCGTCCTTATGTATTTCAGAAAAGAATTTATGAGGGATTGTAACACCACTTTAGGTAAAATGAATGATGATATTGATTTGCTTACTAAAATGATTAATTATTTAAAAGAAAATGGTGATGAAAATTAGAGTATTAGTGTTTGGTAGTAAAGATTGGGAAGATTATAATGATCTAATCCGTCAAATTACTTTATTAATTGAAGATAATAAGCATTACTATCCAGATGACAAAGAATTTGTTTTTGTACATAAAGGTTTGCGGGGGGCTGAAAATATGGTTACTGAATATATCGGTAAAACAGAGAAATTCCTTAGACAAAAAGGTTATAAAATCAAAGAAGAATTAATTAGAGATAAAACTCCACTTTCTGATGTTGCTATGATTGAATCCAACCCAGGAATTGCTTTAATTTTTGGAGAATCTGCTCGTAATAAAACTTGCATAGATCTTCTCAATGCATACAATATACCATTTAGACATTTCAAGGAATAAATAGTCAAAATCACTTGACTAATATCATATTATAATGATACAATATGTAAAGAGTATAACTACTAGCAAAGGAAAAAAATGACAAATATCAAACCATTAGGCACTTTGATTTTGGTTGAAAAAATTGAAGAAGGTGAAAAGAAAACTTCTTCTGGTCTTATTATGACCGCATCCGCACTTGAGTCAGAATTATCACGTGGCAATGTTATTGCAACGGGAGATGGAACAAGGGATGTACAAGGAAATCTTCACCCACTTAATGTTCAAATTGGTGACATTGTTTATTTTAATGATGCACATTTAACTGATGTAACAGATGATAATGGCAATAAATACGGCTTTATTGCTTTTAGTAACCTATATGGAAAGGTAACAAATGTCTAAGATTATTCTAGATTATGATGCAGCAAATAGTTTTGTTGAAAAAAATAAATCTCAAGGTTTCTTTTGGGATGGTTGGACTATTGTAAAATGGTCTCCAAGCAATAATGGTTATATGCAACCAAATGGCATGTATCGCAATAATAAGTGGGGCTATTCCAACCGTTATGAAATGAAAGATAACGGTACTTGGTCTATCAGCGATAAGTATGTCAAGCTTCTCTAAGCATATAGGTATTGATGAAGATGATATCCAATGGTATCATTTAGCAGCTTGCAGAGGAATGCCTATTAATTGGTTCTATGATGATTATGAATCAGATAAGGAAACTGCAAGACAAGTTGATCAGGTTTGTTTGCACTGCCCCGTCATAAAAGTATGTCATGATGAGGGAGTTGCAAATAAAGAGAAGGGTGTTTGGGGTGGGGTGTTTATGAATTTGGGTAGACCAGATAAGCAACATAACTCACACAAAGATCCAGAAATATTAAGACAAATGAAAAGACTACATGGAAGAAAATCAAAAGAAAACTAAAATAGTTTATACCGTTGAAATGGCTAAGAAAATACGTGAGATGAAATCTCCCGTAAAAAATCTTATACTTGATGTTCGGGCTAGACCCAATTATCTTGCTTTAACTGTTTATGAAAGCAATATTATGGAAATGACTGAATCTCAAAGATTTCAGGTTATGGAGCATTTATTATTAGTCAGAAACTTAATTATGTCTTATGGAACACCATGCGAAATAGAAGGGATGAAATATACTGATGAGCAAGAGCGATCCAGACGAGGAATCATTTGATATAGAACAAACAATAGAATATGTCTATGTACCAAGTGAAAATGTATATGGAACTATTGTAAGATATGGTGCTTGGTCATCTCTAGTAGAATACTACGACGGTGGTATAAAATATATAATTGAACTACCAAATGATGAGATCATTGAAGTAGATGAAATAGGTATCGGTTATTTAGAAGAAGAAACAGAGGAAGATCTATAATGTTGTGTTTTTCATGTAGTAAACAAAAAAATGAACTTAATCCATGTAAATCAGAGATCATTAATGGTATAAGTTTATTTATGTGTCAGACATGTATTGATAGTAAATTTGAACCTAGATGGGTAATTATTTTGGGCGGAAGACAAAATGGTCCTGAATCAGTTAGAGATTATATTATTAAAAGAAGATATGTTGGTAAACCTATTTCAGCGGAGGAATTAATTGCTTAAGATAACAAATGATATAAATGAATTTAAAGATGAAGATAAATGTGTAGTTTATTTTACAGCAGAATGGTGTCAACCATGTAAGCAACTTAAACCACAATATGGTAAATTAGCTGTATCAGATCCTGATACAAATTACTATATGTTGGATGTTGATAAAATTGACCCGAATGCAATGTCAGAGTATAATATTAAAAGCATTCCTCAAGTTTTTGTTATGAAAAAAGGAGAGATTGCTAAAACTATTGTATCAAGAACATCTGACTCAATGCTATTGGAAAAGAATTCGGTGGAATAATGACAACAATTGTAGGTTTAGTTAAGAATGGACATGTAATTATGGGTGCTGACAGTCTAGTGACTGCTGGTTCTAGAAAATATGTGCATCCAGGCATGCCTAAAATTGTTAGTAATAATGGATATTTAATTGGTGGAGCAGGAGATGTTGCACCATGTGATATTTTAATGTATATTTGGGTTCCACCAGTTCCTACTGTTACACAACGTAAAAATTTATATAAATTTATGATTACAGATGTTGTACCTTCTATGAAAGAATGTTTAGATGAAGAAGGGTATAAGCCAGATCCATCAGATAAAGAAGCTGGGTTTGATTTACTTATAGCATTTGACGGTGAAATATTTAATATAGATAGTGATTTTTGTGTACTTATGGATGAAACAGGTATTTATGCAATTGGTTCTGGAGCACATTTTGCTCTTGGGTCTTTACATCAAGGTGCTACAGTAGAAAAAGCATTAGAATGGGCAGAAAAATTAAGTCCATATACTGCAGGTCCATTTCAAATTGTAAAACAAAGTAAACATATAAAAAAGTAAATTGACAAAATAATAACGAATACGTTATAATCAAGTATTGGCTACATGATGTAGTCATTATCCTGTACAGGGATACTAAATAGAATGGAAAATAATGAAGTTAACAAAGAAGATCGCTTTTGCAACTGCTGCAGCCCTTGCAATCGTAGGCGTTTCAACAGTTGCTCATGCTACTCCCCTTTCGGTTACAGTAGCAAGTGTGGCTAATACCACAACACCTGCAGCACCATATACAGTTGCAGTTCCTGCAACAAATATTATTGATGCGGGTCACTCAGTAGCAATTACTGCAACAGCAGATACAGGAACAGTAGTTACTTTTTCTGCATCAGCAACAGTAAAGCTTGTGGGCTATCTTGCTGCACAAAATTTGCCAGTAACAGTAAATAGTGGAACATCTGTTATTTCAACTACTTCAAATGGTTCAGCCATTACACTTTATGCATACACTACAAGCACATCTGTAGGTTATGTAAATGTAACTAATGGTTCTTACTCAACAGTTGTATATGTTCAGGGAACTCCAGGGCCAGTATACAATGTTGCAGTAAATACTCCAACATCTTTGTCCACAGGTACAGTTGCTACTGCATCGTTTGCAACTACAGATATCTTTGGAAATCTTGTTGGTGGACAGACATTGTGGTCAACTATTGTAAATGGAACATTTGCAGATGGTTCAGTTGTTAAGCAACTTGTAACATCATCAGTTTCAGATGCTACAGTAGTTCCAGCACTTGTGCTCGGTGTTACAACTCAGAAGATTCTATCTTCTAATACTGGATCTATTGTGCTAACAGTATCAATCCCAGTATCTCCAACTCAAGTTGCAGGATTCCCTGCTCCAGTACTTACAGCAGTTTCAAATATTTCAGTGGTTGATCTTAATGCCACAGTTGCATCTTTGAATGCTACAGTAACATCGCTTAATGCTCAGATTGCAGCATTGACAAAAACTGTTGCAGATAACAAGGCTGCTGATGCTGCTGCTTTGACACAGGCTCTTGCTGATGCAAAGACTGCTTCTGATTCAGCAACTGCAACTGCTCTAGCAACTGCTAAGGCTGCTTCTGATGCTGAACTTGCTAATGCTAATGCAACTTATAAGTTAGCATACAACAAGCTTGTACTTAAGTATAACAAGTTGGTTCTTGCTTATATTACAAAGGCAAAGAAGTATAAGTTTTCATCAAACTTGACTGCACTTGCTGCAAAGTAAATAAAAAAACAATTGGGGCTAGTTTTTACTAGCCCCTTTTGGTATAATAGAAAAGGTGATATAAATGGCATGGTGGGTATCTTGGGTACTTTCAATTATGGGAGTATTCGGTATATGGCTTACTGGTAAAAAGAAATGGTACGGATTTGCGGTGGGAATTGCAAATGAATGTGCTTGGGTTATATACTCTGTAGATACAAAACAATGGGGATTCATATTTGGATCAACTATCTACATTGCAGTTTATTCCCTAAATATTAATAAATGGCTTTCAGATGAAAGAAAAAATAGAATTCGCAATATGTTTATAATTAATCCATTACATAACTATAGAAAGAGTAAATAAATGTCAAGTGTACCACTATCAGCAAATCATTTAAATACAATTGTTGAAATTGTAGCCAGAGACCTTTTGGAAAAATGGGCTATTAATGATAGATTTACAGAGGATGAAATTGAATTGGCAAAGGACAATGCAGTAGATGATACTATCTTTGTTATTAATAATTTTATGACACATTTCAATGAATATATGCTTACTCAAGCAGAATCAGACAAACCTAATTTAATTATTTAAACAAACATCATGGTATAATTTATGTATCATGAAAAAAATCTTTTTAAAATTTAGGCATCTATTCAGACATTTTGAAAATAGAATAGAAGAAATCTCAGATTGGACGGCAGAAGTATCTGCTAGTCCTTGGTTTCTTATATTACATGCTATTTGGTGGACATGCTGGATCGTTTTTAAGGTAGAGCCTTTCCCATACGGTCTATTAACTATGATTTTAAGCTTAGAGGCTATTGTTTTGTCAGCACTTCTTTTATCTTCAAGTAATCGTGAAGGTGATGTTGAAAAGAAAATAGCTCGTAAAACTTTAAGTAACACAAAAGAAACAAATTGGATGGCAGAAGAGACACTTGAGATTTTGCGGGATCTTCAAGAGGATGTTCGTCTACTTAGAGATGAGGAGGACGAATAATGCAATGCCTATTAATGTATGTAAGTATGCTTATCATTATGACTGTTTCATTTAAAAGACATAATGCTCGTAAGCACAAAAATTAATTGACACAATTAGTAGAAAGTTGATATAATCACATCATGATTATAAATAAAAAAGATGTACTAGATAAAGGTTATGTTCGTTTAGTTGATGTTTTGGGTGATGATTTATCAATTGTAAATGCAGCCCGTGTCTCATATGACAAAGAATCAACAGAATTTAAAGATAAAGATAAAAACTTATTGGCATTTTTGATCAGAGAAGGTCATACTTCTCCATTTCGCCATGCTGCACTAACATTTGAGATTTATGCACCTTTGATGGTAGCCAGACAACATTGGAAGCATGTTGTTGCTTCAACACATACAGAGATGCAACAAGGTTGGAATGAATCATCTCGTCGTTATATTACAGAAAAAGAAGAATTCTATATTCCAGATCATGATGCATGGCGTTCAAAACCAGAAAATAGCAAACAAGGTTCTGGAGAACCAATTTTAAATGGTGCACAGTTTACAATGGATTTGATTAATTATATTGAGCAAGGTAAAGAACTGTATGAACGTGCACTAGGCTATAATATTGCTCCAGAGCTTGCTAGATTGTTTTTACCTGCCTATGGCATGTATGTTAGGTATAGATGGACTGTAAGCCTACAAGGCGTTATAACCTTCTTAGAACAGCGTTTAGAGCATGATGCACAAGTAGAAATACAAGAATATGCCAAAGCAGTTAATGAATTAACTGAATATGCATTTCCAAATTCTATTAAATCTTGGAGAGAAAATGTCGTTTGATGATTATATTAGGCGAATTATGGAAGAAAATGCAGAAATTCTTAAAGCATTAGGATCTGATTATGATGAAGAAGGTATACCGTTTTGGGAAAAATGGGGAACTGAGTCTAAATTTGATGCTGAATTTAATGTAGATGAAGTATGGTAAACGCCTTGACAAAAACAATAGATATAGAGTAGACTACAGTTATGCAAACATTCCTTCCGTCAGGTGACTCTTTATTCGCTGCACAGGCACTTGACAATAAAAGATTAAATAAACAAATACTTGAGGCATATCAAATTCTTAAAGTATTATCTACTAATGGTAAAGCTTGGCGTAATCATCCAGCCGTCCTTATGTGGGAGGGTCATGAAAATGCACTTTACAATTATGCTATGGATATGGTTAAAGAAGCCAGTTTCCGTAATATTAAAGTGATAAACAACCTTGGCAATCTTCAAGCTCTAAAGCAAGAATACAAAAGAAATTGGGGACATACAAAACCTTCATGGATGCTGGATAAAGAAAAGCTTAGTCGTATTGTAGCAACACACAGAGCAAACCTATATCGTAAAGACCCTGAATACTATGCCGAATATGCTAAAGCGGTAGATAACAAGTACAACAAGCCATGTTGTTCAACATGTCAATATTATTGGCCCACACATCCATTAAGGAAGAATAATGACTAATAAACCTAATTTAAAAATAATTCAAGGCGGGAAAGAAGAAATAAGTGATAAAGAGTTTCAGTTATTTTTAGATGCATTTTTAGGAGATTACAAAGGATCTAGTTATTTACAAGAGTAGACAAGAGGTGCATACTAATGATATACTGTTTAATACCGATATGTTGTATACTTTTAGTTAAATATTACATGTTAAAATATGAGCATGATTATTTAAAGTATAGATACTATATGTTGGTAAAACAAAAAGATAAAAACACATGAGACTAAAGGAGAAATACAGATGGCAAATCCATCATTTTTGGCAACAGGAAACCTAGCGTTTGATCCAGAGTTTAAAACTTTCCCTACTGGGAATTTACTTAAATTAAGATTGATGACAAATTCTTGGGCTAAAGATTCTAACGGACAGTTCGTTGAAAAAGATAGTTCAGGTTGGAATGTTGAAGTATGGGGCAAGGAAGCTGACAAGTGGCGTAACCATTTAAAAAAGGGTTCACGAGTTACAGTTGTTGGAACTCAAAGAGTAAGAACATGGGAAGATGCTGAAGGCGGTAAACGATCATCAGTAGATATTAAGGCAAATAATATTTCCATTGATATTGCTTCAGTTGGTGGTAAAGAATCTAGTTACAATTCAAATGATATTTGGGCTGATTCTGAAGATGAGAATCTACCTCCATTTTAATGATTAATAATTTACCCACATCCAGTGATTTTCAATCAGATTCAAAAAAATCTGGAGATCATTTTGAGTATTTAGTTTATTCCGATTTGATTAGTCGTGGATTTACTAAAATAAAGAAAAATCATTATGTTGAAGGAACTGGGTGTGAGGTAGATTTTTTTGCTGATGATAAAGAATATGTTGAGGCAAAAGGTGGATTTGAAGGTAATGGTAAACGCCCAGGAGCAAAAAGAACTGATAGTGTAAAAAAAGCAATAGCAAACGGTGCTTTAATTAAAGCAATAAAATCTGATTCATACTATGTAGTTTATTTTTCATCTATGCCACATGCCAATAGTTATTCAGATCAAATGCTAAAACTAGCACTACAAAATAAAATTATTGATGAAATAAGATATATAGATAATCCGAATAGAGATTTATTTTATACATTGTTTGATTATATAGAGATACCCGATGGAAAGCAGGATTAAATGCGTAAAAATAATATTAAAAGATCACAACAAGGAATTAAAAGATATAATAAAAACATAGCTCGTAAAGCAAGAAAAAAACATAAACTTGAAAATCATATTATTTGGCTTGAAAATGTAATTAATGCTGGTGTTGAATTAGATTTTGAAAGATTATGGAAAAAGAAAGATGGTTTATACCGTAATCCAAAAGATATCAAATACATCATTGATAAATTGGTTTCACGCAATGTTCCAATTTATAAAAAAGCTAAGGCAAATGGAAGAGTATAAATTGAAGATAGATGTAATGCTCTTAAATAAAGATGCAAAGTTACCAACATATGCAACATTTGGCGATGCTGGTGCAGATTTATATTCTACTGAAGAAATTATAATTGAAGCACAAGACCATGTAATGGTTGGGACAGGAATTTCAATGGCTATCCCACAAGGCTTTGTGGGATTAGTCCATCCTAGATCAGGCTTGGCTGCTAAGAATGGTATTACCGTTTTAAATGCTCCAGGAACAATTGATGCAGGATATCGTGGCGAAATTAAAGTGATTTTAGTTAATCATACTAACATTGCTTATATGGTAAAAAAGGGTGATAAGATAGCTCAATTAATTATTCAAAAAGTTGAACATGCGTTCTTTGAACCCGTTCAAGAACTTGATACAACTAATCGTGGGGCGGGCGGATTTGGAAGTACTGGAAAATGATTGCTTTTTCATTAATTATTACATTTCTTTATTTTAGTATAATAATTGTTGGTATTAATTATTATGAAAAAAGAGAACAAAAAAATGATGAACAATTGCGTGAAATTATAACAAGTTTATCTAAAGATAATGATATACTTCAAAAGCAATTAGAAGCGGTAAAACGTGAAAATAAAGCACTTAATAATCGTTTTAACATAGAATATGAATACAAAGCCTATCGTAATGAAAGATTTAAAGGTGAGCATAATGAAAGCTAGTAATTGTTATTTATGCATTGGGACGGGAATGTTAAGATCTGATGAAGATTGTTTCTGTATTGATAATACTTGCTCCTGTAAAGGATGTAAGGTAGAATATATACAAGAAGAACTGGATTTTGAACAATGAAAATTAAATGTGATGTAGAATTTTATCCTCAAGCAGTACTATTTGGTTTCCATATGTGGAGAAAAAACAGTATCAGTATTTATTTTCTATTTTGGACATTTGAAATTGCTGTTTATTCAAAACTAGGATACATTAAATATTTACGAAGAGTTGTAGATATATCAAGATTTATTGCACACGCTCATAAATTCCATGAAGAAAATCAAGATAAATGGAAAGAATTATGAAAAATATGGTGAAATAATGTGCGATCATAAGTTAAAACTTGAAGAAAATAGATTAATTTGTGAATATTGTGGAGAGACGTTTAAATTATGATAACAAATACAGTATTATGGTTTTTATTTATAATTAACTCAGCAGGCATATTGTTAGGTCTGTACGGGCTGGGAGTGGCTAAAAGATGGTGGAAATAGAAGAAGAATATTGCAATCCAAATAAATTATGTAAGAATATGGAAGATATAACCATAGAATACACACTTGAAGATTGGAAAGAAATATTAAAAAAAGATGGTAAGTTGCAATAATTGTAACAAAATGTTATAATTAGTATTATGACAAAATTACCTAAATTAGAGAAAAAGTGGGAGAATCTCACAGAAGAAGAACAATGGGCTTATTTAGCTTTCATTGAACAGGAGAGTAAGAAAGATATGCATTCTCCGCTGAAAGTAGCATAAAACTACATATTAAAAAGATCATTCAGAACCCGCTTGAGAAGGCGGGTTTTGCCATTGACAGATTCATATTCTTCATGATATGATAAGACCATGACACACGATGAAGATTGCCTAATATCAGAAGGCAAATTTGATGCCAAATGCACATGTAGTTATGGTTTGCTAGAAGAGTTAAATGATCTTGTCAATGATTTTGACATGAAGCATGACAACAGCAATCCGTACTATATTGCCCTTCGTAATGTCGTAGAATTGGCGGGAAATCCGTTAGAAACAAATGAAATTTGGCCCGCAGACTATGTAGTTTGGTATACATATGGATACAACCTTGCTTTAATTAGAATACTTGAATCTATTGAAAGGGATTTAGCATGAGATATGGAATTGTTAAATCTGACTCTTGGGGATTTTCTGCATTTTATTTGCCCACAGAAAAAAGCTTTAATTTACTTTTTATTCATTGGTTTTTCTATATTGAGAAAGAGTTAAAGTGAAAATAACTATACATAAGTGGAACGCAACATATGGATTTTCTTTTGTTGTGCACCCTTGGTGGGGAATTGGTATTTTGCTAAGTAATAGACATATTAGAATTGAACGGAAATAACATAATGTGTAAAAAATGCGGGATGTCTAAAGAAAACATAGAATACTGGGATACTCATCAAACTATGAGTAATAATGAAATATGGTGCAGAGCTTGAGCAAAAATGAGCGGGAGCAAGAAGCAAATTGTCGCCATAAATGGCAGGTAATTAGTCAAAGAATCATATGTAAATATTGCCAAGAAATTAAGAAAGAAGATAATCAATGATACTAAAGGAAATCATAGCAGAATGGAAACCAGATGATTGGAATGAGTAGCATTACCCTTTTAAGGGAAGCAGTAGCCACCACAGCCCTTGAAAACGGGTGGGATAAAGATAAGCAAGAAGAAATATTTCTTGCCCTATTACAACTAATAAAGGATAATAATGAATAAGGAGACCGAATTGAGCCGAAATCAGGAAGAAGAAAAATCTGCTCCTGTATACAAATATAAGCAGAATGAATCAATTACAATTCATGCTAATCATTTTGAGCAATATTGGCGAGATAAAATTGCAGAAGAAATGGAAAATGCACAATTTAGCTATGGTTTATCACTTATTCCTGATGACTTGAAAGATGCAGCACATACTGGCTGGATTTCAGCAAAAATAACATATATTAGTTTAGTTAAAAATGGTTGTAAATCGTAATTAAATTGGTCGTGAACAGGTAAGAATATGGGGGAGGCAAGCGTTCAAATTGCCCAATTTTCTACCCCCCATATCACCAATTTTGGCGGGATTTAAAGGTGTAATGAATTTATCTACTAGATAATAATCATTACATACATCAACTATTAAAGTAAATTAAGAGATATGAAAGTAGGGCGGGAAGCCAGAGGTAGAATTACCACCTATATACATATAATACTATAATAAGATATATATAGTAAAGGATGTGTATAATGCTAACAAAGTTTATGATTGGCTTTATGCTAGGGGCAATTCTAGCAATGTTATTATTAATATAAGCCAGAAAGATATAATAGAATATAGGCTAGATCCTAATATAGAAAGACATATTCGCTTCGCTAATATCCCGCCTTTTTCTTATATATAATTATATTAGACACATAATCAAATGCCCTTAGAATGGCTCTAGATAGGGTTTAAAGTGGAGTATTGTGGAGTAAAGTGGAGAATATATTCAATAGATAGAGTAATAAAATCAGTTTATATATAGTTATACATTTTACCTAGGTATAGACCATAGCATATTACGCCCTATATTGTCAAATTTGACACATAACCCTTATATTGTCTAACATTTATACAAATATAGCCTAAAATGTATAGAAAAATACACCAAAAACTATACAAAATCATATAAAACTGTCTAATTATTAGACAAAATCATATATTTTTGTATAAATTCTGTGTGATTTTAATCACATTTTAAAAATGCTGTGAAATTTATCACAGTTCGTAATGTCTGGTGAAATTTTGATATGTTCGTAATGTATTATATATATGTATATAGAGGGAATTGATATGAGTCTAGTGAAATTCCCGCCCCTTCGTAATATATTAAAAAGTTTGATTAAATAAATAGAAATTGGGCCGACATCGTAAAAGCGAATTTTAGCTCCTTCGTAATGTCTATTTCAAAATTCACCGACCCGACCCTATTGAAATAAAAAAAAGACCTGTGAAATATCACAGGTCTTTGATTTAGGACTTGGCAGAGATCGCCGCCTGAACGCCCTATTATATATTATACAGAGAAAACTATGGGCCTTCAACCCCAACAATCTCAGGCCCATACTCTGTATTAAATTTTATCTACTTGCAGCATTTGTCATATTTAATTCATCTAACATATCATACATCTTATCCGCCCATGCTTTTACATTTTGCAAATATGGCGGAATTAAATCAGGATGTCTAGTTGCCATAATGATAATATAATTAACCATATATTGCATAAGTGATTCATTTACATATGCAGATTCATTTACCATTTTATAAGATAAACCTGCGGGAGATAAGTCTTGATTCTTGAATATATTTACTAGTTGTTTATGTTCTTTATCATACATCTTCAATCTCCCCGTCCTCATATAGTTCATCTAATACATCTACTAGATCATTGTCAATTAGCCAGTCTAGCACATCAGAGCCTTCTACATCAAACCCGCCCCAAGGCTTATTCCAAAATGTATCCCAAACTTGATCAAGATCTACACCTTCGGCAGGCTGATATTCCCAATCTGCCAAATCTTCCCAAACATATGTAATTTCATTCCACATAAACAACATAATAAGTGAACCACCAATATTTGATTGATTCATCTCTTCTAGCCACTTGTCCAATTGTTGACGGGTAGTAATAGAGCGGTCATCAGTCATTTGTTTTGTCCTTGTCTTGTTGAGCGAATACCAAATCATAGCATAGTGTATAGAAAGTTGTCAAGCAATCTCTATACCCGTCCATATAATCATTTTGTGACTTATCATTAATAGATTCATCATACTCTTGTACTACCAACATGTGATTTAACAACTCCCCTTGCATGATATCAATTAAGGGGATGTTATGATTAATTAAATTTAGTTGTCGTTGGTCAAGCATTGGCTTCCACCTTGTGTTCTGCACAACCCTCTTCACCCGTGCCATTACCACAAGTAGGGCAAATATAATCTCCGCATTCATCACAGAAATTTACATCAGGGTCATTTGGCTCCATGTAGTCACACTCCATGCACTTCCAGTTCCATTCAGTGCCGTCTAAACGTTCTCCACGCAGGTACTCATGCTCTCCACCCCAGCCTGTCTCCTCTTCATATGACAACGTGAAAAGCAGGTCAGGATACTGTGCAGACAACTCAGCCAAAGCCTCGTCAGGAATGGACCAAGCAGTATTAAAGTTATAATAAACTACATAGTTCTCACCATTTTGGACGGGACCTTCAATATATGTATCTGGATTACTATCTTCATTAGATACAGAAACATCCCACTTAACTCCCCAATGGCGGTTATTCCAAGAATACCAGTCATTGCCTTCAAACTTAATTTGTTCTGAAATTGGCAAAGAATGATTAGGTTGATTTTCATATGCCTCTAAGTCTGTTGGTTTAATTATATTCCAAAAAGAAAAAACGGGATTTGAATATAGGACACGCTTTTTCTCTATCTTATTAGTCTCTGAATTCCATTGGTCATGAATACGACTATATGGCTTATTCATTTGTGCAACAAGTTTGTTAATAGAAGATTCATTGCCTTCTATAGTTAATCCATTATATACCCAGTTTGGCATTATACTTTCTTTCTACTAGTTGGGTTAATAGGGTTATTCTATTATTTCAGATTCATCTATGTCAAGTTCCTCCCCCATAACTTCCCAATCACTATAAGGTAAGTCATAGGCAATTAACTCAGCATTAGTATTATTATCAGCCTCAACCTCTATCTCTAGGTGTTGGACTTTGGTTGCGAATACACGATATTTTGTCATAGTGTTATTCTACCACTCACCACTGACATTGGTCAAGGCAGGGGCGGGCGTGTCTAAATTATGGTCTTCATCAAATTCTCTATGATAAGCTTCTAAGGTATATACAGTAAAGTTATATCCACTAGAATAAGCAAATTTAATTGCATCATGTAATAGATATGTTTCATAAACTAAAGAATCATTTAATAAAACTTCAAATGAATTAATCCCACCTGGTGAGACTGAATAATCTATTTCGTAAATTTTAAGTTCCATAGCTGCATCCTATCATTCGTAAAGGGGTTTTGTCAAGTGGGTCGTAAAAGGAATTTTGAGGGTGGGTCGTAAATGGTTTTTTAGCTGAAATACCCCTCAGCCCATAGGCCTTCAAGAAAGGTCCTTGCTTTGAGCAGATTAGCTGCTATTTGCACCTGGCCTGGTGGGATGTAGTGGACCCCATACCCAATTGCATCAATCATTTCATTTAAATCAGTTAACTCATACCCCAGCAAAATTGCACCCATTCCCAGTCATTTATAGCTAATAACACTTTCAATATGTCCCAGCCCTCTTCAACCAGTCGCTCATGAAGCTTTTTGTGCATGTAATTAAATGCCTGCTCACACTGTTCTTGTGTCCATTCAGGCTTTAATCCTTGAACGTCCTTCCAAGAAAATCCTGCTACATCAGACATTCACTTCCTCCCTATGATAATTTGCAAAGTAATCAAAGGAATGTGTTCCACTGTCATCTGTAACTGTTTTATTAGATAAGTCAATTTCTACATTTGTCTCGCCTTCATATCTAGACGTTCCCGCCCATAAGCCATAGCCCAGCTCGCTGTCCCAGTCCTGTCCAATCAACTGTGAGACAAGAATACGGGCAAGGTAGGTCTCATCATTCCAGCGTGGACGGGCTTTGTCAATGGCATGAGCCAAATCCTCATGCATGCTAGTTTCTCCCCAATGACTATATAAACTAATATAATTGCCATCAGCCTGCTTAAAATTAAATACTACTCTTTCTCCCATTATTTATACATTCCAATCACTAATAAAATTGATAAAACTATTGGTACTACTATAAGTATTATTATGTCCATGTGGGTATCCTATCAGAAAGTGGGGGGATAATCAAATCCCCCCAGCCTGTTAATTAGAGATATTTTGCAATAGACTTGAAGGTAGATGTAGAAACAAATTCCTCATCTGTCATCTTTAGAATACGAATTGCATTTTCAATTTCTTCTACAATTTCCTTATACTGCCAATCTGCAATAGTTTCAAAGCCACGCTCAGGCTCAGAAGGAACATCTACTGCACCAGCCTTAAACTCAAAACTGACAACAATATCACCACTCCAACGCTTGTTGATACTTTGCTCGCTTGACTTTGAGAAATTAGCAATAGCAATTTTAGCAACTTCATGTTGCCACTTCTTGTGCAACTTATCAAACTTTTCTTGATTTACTTTTTCATTTGCTTTGTCTGTCTTTACTTGCTTCAACTTGTCCTCTAGTGACTTGATAACTTTAGGTGTTGCTACTTTTACATTTATTGCTCGTGACATATTATTTCCTTTTCTTTGTTGGGTTAATGGTTGTATTATAGCAGGGGGGTCTGACATTACCGCCGAGTAATAGTGGTAGGTCTATGGGTTGTGGCGTATCTCACCTCATGCTTTGGCAAGTCACCAGATACATATTCAGTTTGTTGTGAATATAGGACTTTGCCCTGAAATGCTACACACATCTTTGTTAGTTTATTTATATCAGAACCAGTAATCTTAACCTGAAGATTATCCAGCACTTCATATTCAATTCCATATTGAATGCACTTACCCAATCCATAGCCCATTTGGGCTTTGGACGGGACTTGAAGCTTTACTATCATGTTTTGCCTTCCTACTCTAAATAATCAACATACAGGTGTTTATCTTGTTTTACACAACTGGCACAAATATACCAGCCCCCGTCAAACATTGAAAACTGGGCGGGATTTTTACAGAACACACAATCCATTATTACCCCTTCTGTACATTTTCTACATAATAATCATTGATAGAGATAGCAGAATCATATGAGTCAAGTGTCATATTATTTGTAACAAAGTCAGACATATCAAAATCATCACCAAGTGTTAAATCAACTTCAACAGTTGAAGTAACTTGAATATTGAAAGTAACTTCAACTTCCTGAGTTAATGGAATGTCCATGATTTCTGCAACACCCTTGATTACTTCTTCTTTATCAATATATTCATCTGAATAAACTTCTGTAAGATATGAACGGAGTTGATTTTCTTTTGCATAATTTTCATTTTGCTTTTTATACATAGACTTATTTGACCATTGCATTGAACGAACATCATTTTCTGTATATGTCTTTGTGACAGTTTCATTATTTTCAAGCCACTCTAGGGTCATTGTTTGAACGGGAGTTTCCATAGTTTCTTCTTCTTTCTCTTTAGGCTGTATTGTAACATCTACCACTGACATTAGAATCATTGGTTCTTGACATTTTGGACAATCTGAATTGTGATATGTACCACTAGATTTAATATTCATTTCAATATTTGAATCACAATATGGGCATACATAATCCCATTTGAACCAAGTATCTGACATTTAGTTTTCCTTTCATTTAAGAACTGAATTCTACCATATCGTAAAATGATTTTCAAGTTGAAATACCCTATATCGTAAGTGATAAATATCACATCGTAAACCCGTGTTTTGACTTGACAAGACACGCCCGAGCGGGTCGGCCCATTTTTCTGCATTTGTCAAATCAACACGCCGTTAAAATAAAAAAAATATAGGGGAGCTTTCGCTCCCCTACTTTGCAAATTATTTTGCAAGTGCTAAAACTTGCTTAACAATTTTATTTTTTTCTGCCGTGATTACAGGGTCAAAACCTGAAGCGGAAGCCATTAAACTATCTCCTGCTTTACGGGCTGTGCGATAGTAGTCAAGTCGCTCGGTCATTGCATTTAACACACCCCATGCAGTGCCTTTGATATTAGCATTAGTAGGTGAGTTATGATAAAGTTCATCAAGCAACACAACTTTATTTTCCCACTTTTTAATTGAACCCTTTTTATCTGCTTCAGGCTTTGGATACATCTTGTTAATGATTTCAGAAAACTTTGCATTAGTAACTTCAATAGAGAAAAGTTCCTGTGCTTGCTTTTCAAATTCATCCATGTAAGAGAATGTCAAGCCTAGAGCCTCTCGTGCAGCCGCAATTTTTCCGTCTACTGTCTGAGTGTGGCGGATTTTGAAAGATTGCTTTGCTCGCTTCATGGCAAAGTTAAGAGTGTTTTGACACATAACACGAACAGGTGTGATTGCAGATTGAACCGCAACGGAACCATCGTGAGAGGTGTAAACAACTAGATAAAGATTAGTCTGATCGTTAGCACCTTGTGGATCTAGCACCATTGTGCGGGGAATTGACATTGTGCCAAACACTACACGACCATTTTTAAGTGAACCAGCAGACTCCCAATAAACATCTGAGTTACCATCATGCAAGTTATCAGCGAAAGAAAATAAATCTTCATTTTGTACAGACTTGTAGCGTGAACCTACAACGGACAAAACATCTTTTTGACCTTGAATTTCAGGGTTATCACGCACAACTAGAAAATTCTCTCCTACTTGTGAATAATTACCTGCAAGTAAACCACTTACAGGCTCAAGTGAAACATTCCAGTTTGCAAGTTTTGCACCTTCAAGCATTTTGGCAGTAGTGACTTCTTCATCTTTTGAAAAAGTAGCATTAGCAAAAGAATGCCATGCAGGATTTGAACGGAGATTTACAGCGAGAGATACAGCACCAGACTCAACTTCTGAGCGGTGGACTTGTGACATTGGGTTAGTCATTTTTTCCTTCTTTCTTGTTTGTTTAATAATCTGAGTATAACAGATGGGTCTGACATTGTCTAGTTAAACTTACAAACATTTTGACATATGTCGTAAATGTCCGATTTTTTTGCATGTGATAAATATCACTTCGTAAACACGGCGTGTCTGCTTGACAAGACACGCCCGAGCGGGCCGACCCGATTTTTTGGGTTTTGTCAAGTTCAACACGCAGCTATTTTTTATTAATTTTATCAGGACCTAAATCAATTAAAAATCCTATAAAATAAAAAATTGCAAATACTGAAAAATATAAAAATATATCTGACAGTATTTGCAATTTATTCTCCCTATTGTAAAATTCCCCAGTACTGCATTCCTAATTCATCTGCAACATATCTTGGAACATCGGACCAAGCTGTTTCGTTATAAAAATATTTTGTTCCCTTGCCTTTTATAACTACTTTAAAAAATATGTCATCATTTCCATCTTGATAAACTTTTACTTTATCATCACAAAACATGGAGTGCCAATTGGCACTCCCTACGGGTGGGTGTTTAGACATATTAGTTACCGTCTTCCTGAATTAACTGATCTGCAAATTCAGCAAGTTTAGTTTCAACTTGTGGGTGCAACTCTTCACGCATAACTTTGAAAGTATCTGCTGGCCAACCTGCTGAAATAACTCGCTTAACCAAATTAGTTAAATTATAATCTGGCTTGATTTCGCTTGCCACTTCAATTAAACATTGTGAATAATCTAAGTCTCCCAATTCATATTCAAAAATTGATTTAATAGTCAATAATGAATAACGCAATTCTTGTTTAGTATTAAACAAAATAGAGGTAACAAATTCTGTAACTTTTTCTAGTGGGTACTTTGTAGGTAATCCCATGATATAGTCTCGCAACTGAATTTCGTTGTTAATTGCATAGGTAATTTTTTCTGAATCTGCTTCACCAATAGATCCGTCATATGAATTGATAGCATTATCAATTATATCTTTTGCTTGTCCTACTGTGATAGTATTTACTGTCATTTTATGTCCTTTGTTTGTTGGGTTAATAATAGATATTATAACAGATGGGTCTGACATTCTTGGCAGATACCCGTTTTTCCTTCATGATAATTTTGGGTGCAGATACTGCACCCATTAAGACAATCGCCTAAGTGTAGCGTAGTCATTACTCTCCCTCATCATATTCTAATGATAGAGGGAAAGAATCCCACTCGTGCACTGCCATGTCTTGCTGATCCCAGCATTCAGGGCAGATATAGTCATCGCCATAGATATCATATTCTTCTTCAGAATAGAATGTCTCAGTTGCTCCACAAAGTTCATAGTAGAGACAGGATACTTCAAAAGTAGTTTGAGTAGTCATTTTGACCCTTTCGTTTGTTGAATAGTAGAATTATAGCAGAGTGGTCTGACATTATCAAGTTATTTTAACATAACTCCATGTGATAAAAATCACCTCGTAAACACGGCGTGTCGTGTTGACAAGACACGCCCGAGCGGGTCGGCCCCAAAAACAGCTAATTGTCAAGTTTATTTTTATGTTTTTGTTTGCGTGTATATTTCTTTTTATTAGCAATTGCAGTCGCAGCATTACTGCGACGCAACTCTTGAATTCTCTTTACTTTTTCCATAATTTTATTCCTCATAGTATTCGTCATCTTGACACCATGCATCTAAGTGATGCGATTTAATAATTGCATATGCTGGAGCAGTTTCTTGATCACGCCATAAAACACCTTCAGGCAATTCAATTTTTCTATCAAGATCAATGTAATGCTCGGGGCACCAAGTAGTATTGCCACCATATAAGCGATTGGTGACAGTGCAATATGGGCAGTATCTATACATATAGTTGGTTGTTTTATATTCCTCAATGTCATCGCTCATTTACATTACCTCATCTAGTTGGTTGGTTATATCTACAGCCTACGATTGACTGCAGATGCCTTACTAGTGCATTTCTGGACAGTAAGGAAGGAAGGTTGATCGCCTTTTAAGGACACCCAAGGGTGGCTGCGACCCGCTTCCTATTCCTCTAGGGAAACGCACACCATACGGAGACAGTTCGGAGGGCGGGTCTTTGTAATTATATTATAGCATTTTAATATTTACTTTGTCAAGCAAGTCTACCAGCCAAGGAACAGTAGGCCAGTACGGACATTTCGGCACGCCATAAAACACCTTCAGGCAATTCAATTTTTCTATCAAGATCATCTTCCCAATATGCATCAATTGCATCTATGCAAGGTTGCACCATAGAACGGGGGACTGGTGGATAGTGATTACCCTGTAAGTGAATTGCAATAGAAGAATACATATCTAATCCGAATGTATTATCTGCTAATTCTGTTGCTAAGTTAGATCCCATTATTTATTTCCCCCTTGGGCGATAGAAATTCTTTGTGTACATTTTGCCACTAGGCATAGATAGATTATAGGTTGCATATTCTTTTGCAAATCCCCAATCATTGCAACGAGAGAAAGCATTGAACGCTTCTAGTGCATCACCAATCTGCACAACATGGTGGGCGGGCTTGCCATCATAGGCTGTTGTTATCTTGTACATTATTGCACTCCATTCATTACTAGATAAACTCTTGCTGATTTAATTTCTTCGGTGGGAATTGCAAATGGATTACACTCGCAACTTTCAACATCATAGTCTTGTCCTCTACCGAAAAAGAACCAACCTCTGCCCTCACAAATTGAACATGAGAGAATTTCAATTACTGCATTTTTTACTAGTGACATTTAATTGTCCTTTCTTGTTTGGCACTTGCATTTATTTAATTGTATTGTAGCACCTGCCACTGACATTGTAGCAAGTGTTGAACATGAATCGCATATGAATAAATAATTAGTCATGATCCACCGCCACATATACAGTAGTGTAAAAATCAGGCTTAGGAAAACCTTGACCATTCCAATTAGGTCTGACTTGACACGCATAGGCGAACACGCCTTCTGGTGTGTCTACATTCTTTCGCAATTCTGCAAATTGAATAATTCCTTGACCTTTTGAGGTCTTGACTAACTTGCCCTCTAGGGCTGTTGAGATTAGCATAGGTGCTACCTTCTTTCTTTCTAATGCCGTAAGTATATCAGACTGGACTGACATTATCAATTTCAAAATGCCATAAATCGGACATTAGCTGTGTGATAAAAGTCACACCGTAAACACGGCGTGTCGTATTGACAAGACACGCCCGAGCGGGCCGACCAAATTTTTTAGCAATTGTCAAGTTTATTTTTATGTTTTTGTTTGCGATTATATTTCTTTTTATTTCGCATGGGCGTAGCAGAATTGCTACGCCTTAGCTCCTGTATTCTTTTAACTTTTTCCATTAGTGATTTGTATTCTTGAAACATTCTTCCCAAAACCTATCTGAGTCAAATTTTTCATTATCACTTGCAAACATTTCAATAAAATCATTTACCAAATCTTCTAACACTGTTAGTTTAATTTCATCGGCATATGAATTGATAATTTCTGCGGTTGCTACATAGTCTTTTCGTGTCATCATTTTATTTACTATCCTTTTCATTAAGTGGATTGGGTGAGAGTAGCGGTATTAGTGTTAGTCCCACCCAAAATTTATTATAGCATATTACTTTGCTCGGCGGTAAGTGTATGAAAGAAAATCTTTCTTATACTTTGCATTTGCATTTGCTGTTTGTACTAGTGCATGAACCTTTACGGCATTCTTGTCATTGATTGACATTAGTTCACGCTTGCCTTGAGAAATTGTGAAAGTGTACATTTATTTTATATCCTTTTGTTTGTTGGGTTTATTATATGGTGAGCAGTTTTACAACTTGCTCAGGTTGTTCTACCTATTTGGTAAAAACTAGAATTTTACTGTGGTGTAGCGATCTTCGCCGTTTACATCTAGCAAAACTTTTGTAGTGTTAGCATTGACGGGGATAATTTCCTTAATTGTTCCCGTGACCTTTGACTTTTGAGTGGTGAATAAATCTCCCACTTGATAAGTTTGATTTGATACTGTCATTTATTTTTTATCCTTTTCTTTTGTTGTTAGTTGTATTATAGCACTAGGGTCTGACATTATGGTTGAATATCTGAGCGACACCCAGCATATGGACAACGCACACGACTTAGGCGGTGGGTTGTGTATGAGTATTTAATTGTTCTTGAAATTCTTGCAATATGCGGTGATGACATTCTAGGAACATGAAAACTCTTAGCATTAGAAATTGACGGGATTAGTGTTAATCCTATTGCAAGTATAATAATTTTAGTTTTCATCTTCTCCCCATGTCTTAACATCTTGAAAAATCTCTAATATAATCATAGCAAGAAAAGGGACAGATAACATCATGATAAATCTAATAAAGTAAGTTAGAATAAACATTAATCACCCACCCCCTCTTGAAATTCTGCAATAGTGCAAGATAAACCAATTAACTCACCCTTAGCACTTACCAAAATTGCATTTACGATATCTTTATCTTCATTGACAATAGATATTTCATTGATTAGATAATTTTCATTTTTCCAAATGAAAAGTGTTCCTTGATAAATCTTATTTACTAATCCATGTGACATTTTATGTCCTTTCGTTTTTGTTAATTGTATTGTACCAGATAGGTCTGACATTAGAGGGCATTTTCTTGAAAAAGTTTTATCTCTAAATGTAGTAATTCATTAGGTGATAAATCTTCAAGGGTTTTCCAACCTGCACCCTCTTCATCAAGGTAAAAAATTTCTAGGCTACCCATGATTAGTTCCCCCACTCTGTGGAGATGATATCCCAACCGATGGAGACTAGGTGGTCTAGTCGCTCAACCAATTCTTTATCAGATGAACCGATGAAGGTTGCACCCATGCGAGAAGGATAGCCGTTAGGCTCTTGGCGAATCGCCGTATATTTTAGTGAAGTCATTTTAACTTCCTTTCTTTTGTTTAATAGGTTTATTATATCAGGGGGGTCTGACATTTTAGCCCGTTTTTCGGGCGTGTCGGAAATTTATTTTTGTGACTTACGCCACATCACAGCCACAATCTATGGCATATTCATTATGCTCATCACACCAAACACAGAATGGGTGATTTAGACTATTTAGGACAATTTGTCCACATACACAAGTGTTCATATTTAGAACCTTTCTTTATTTTTAACTTAGCGTAAGTTTAACATAAAAAACCCGTACTGTCCAGTAACTTAAGGGATAATCTCACAATATGGATGCATAAATAATGTGATTAATGTCACACGTAAAAGGTATAAATCGGACATTAGCTGTGTGATAAAAGTCACACCGTAAACACGGCGTGTCGTATTGACAAGACACGCCCGAGCGGGCCGACCCAATTTTTGGGCGTTTGTCAAGTGCAACACGCCCAAAAGCTTTATTTAAAATCTTTCAAAATATTTTCAACGATTAAAATTTGCTCATCTGTCAAATTTTCAATTTGAATTGCATTTGCAAAATTGAATGGATCATTCATTTATTATTCTCTTTTCTTTTGTTATTTTCAAAACTATTTTTTTGCATTTGAGCGATTATTTTTAGATCTTCAATCGCTCTTGAAATTTCCTCTTTTTCCATTTAGTTATCTCCATAACATGCTAATTCAAATCGCATTGGTGAAAAGTTTTTATTATCATAGAAAAACAAATCTGAAAATTGATCTACAATAGTAGAGAACACGATTTCACTCATGTCACCTTTATTAGATAGCAGAATCTCTGCTACCTTGTTATAATCTTTTCTAGTCATCATTTACAAAATCTCCTCTAAATCAAAATCTTCTACATCTACGAAAACATCTGAGTCATCTTCTGACTCTTGATTTAATTCATCTAGCAATTCATCAAAAGTATCTGCTAGGGTTTCCCACTTGTCAAAGTGGCGTTCATGTGAATAAGTGTACATTGTGTACCTTTCGTTTAATTCGGTTAAACCTTTTAACCTTTTGCTGACCTGTCTTATTTGCTTATATTCTAAGGCTCATACAGGATTTTTTCTTATTTAATTTTATAGTGGAATACTATCAGACTATAACGGGAAAGTCAAGTCTATTTGGTGTGATGTTTGTCACTAGTCTAGTGTGCCACCATTGGCACACCAATTATTAAAACAGACGGGACAACCTAGAGAGATCTGATTCTCTAGTGGGTATTCATGCCCATATGAGCATTTTACTGTATTTAGTGAAATCATTTTGATTTCCTTTCTTTTGTTATAGTGTTAGTTTATTTTATTAAGTTTTGAAAGTCAAGTCTATTTGGTGTGATATGACTCACACTTTATACCATCTAGACAATTTGTAGCCATCGTCAAATCGCTCTATATTTGAGCCACAATCTAGGCAGGTAGTATTCCAAAACTCATGCCATGATTTCTGAGTGTAGATTTCATTAGCAGTATTAGGATTATGCTTTACGCATTTTGTTATAGTGTTCATTATATGAACCTTTCTTTATTGACACCTTGTCAATTTCTTATAGTGTAACTATAACATGGGGGTGTGACATTTTCAACTCCAAAATGTGTACAAATCGGACATTTTAAAAAATATTTTTGTGACTTGCACCACATTTTGAGGTGCATAAGGTATAAATCGGACATTTCGGGCGCACTAAAAATTTTTTGTTTTTTGTTTTGCGGAGTGTATCATACAAAATAAAACTCCATTAACATTTTGGTCAAATTCAATTCTTAAAATTAGCTGAGAATGTACTATAATGCACAAAATTTACAAAAAATTATGCACTATAATGCAATTTTGCGGAATATTATTAAGATTCTTCATCATTTTCAAAAATAAATGATGGGGCGGGAGCTAGAACTTGTCCTAATTCATGTAAATTTATCATTTTATCAGTATCAGCACCTAATTTATCAGCAATCATTACTAACATATCATAATTTCTCTGCTCTTGAATAAAAATAGCACCTAAAAGCTCTCTAATATTTTCAAAAATAGGTTTTAAATCATCCATTATAGGCTTACTCCATATTCTGTAGCAATATGTCCAAGAAAAGTGGCGGGATGTGGATAATCAAGCTCTCCTAGACCCAATAAAGAGTTATATACATGTATTGTATAGCTATTGCTAACATCTTTATATAACTTATTTACAAAATAAGCATTAGTATTTAGCAAATAATGCAACTCATGGGGTGGAATAGGATAAAAAGCTTCCATTGGAAGAACATATTTATACAAATCAAATTTTTCAATTGCGGTTTCTAGTAATGCTGGGCCAAGGGTATTTGGAGTGCCATATGGCAAACTCCAATCAATCAAATTTTTATCATAAGCAAGAGCATTTTCATATAAGAACTTAAGGGCGGGGGAATCCTTTGGGAGTCTCAAAATGGCATTATTTGGTTTCATACCTTTATCCATTAGAAACTCTTCACCTAATATGTATTCACCAATCTGCCAATCGCTTTTGAGACATATAGCATCCATATCAGTCCATATGTAATCTGTTTCCATTAGCATCTTATATCTAAACAAATCAGAGAATGGTTGATATAGATTTCTTTCACCAAATACGGCGGTGACATCTAAAATTTCATTAGCATCTTTTACAATTGTTCCCTCTGGAACAATTATATTCTTATCATAACTATATAATGTAAATGTATGTCCATGCTTCAAATATGAAGATATAACAATCTCACATAATTTAGTTATATTTGATCCGTACCACATTGATGCAAAGTCAGCCATTTACTCCCCTAATATCTCTCTAGTTATATGATCCCATTTATTTGATTCCATAGATTTAGAGTTATTAATCAATAAATCCCCGTCGCTATTAGTTTCCATGTGTATCCAGGAAATATTGCGGGTCATTTCTACTTCTCCAACAAATATATGATCATTTCCTTCTTTTACATGCAATAAAATCTGATATCCATCATCTTCTTCAAAATCTTCAATATATGCTCTTTCAATATATATCTTAGCCATCTACAACTTGATCCAATAATGGATAATCCTCTGACATCATATTATTAAATTCTTCATTACCAATCCAAAATATATTTCCTAATACCCGCCAAGCAAAATTTGTACCTTCTGCTAAATGCTTTGATATTGCCCAAGATAAAACCTCTGAATCAAGTTTTCTTCCAGCTTCTAAAAGCATAGTATATTCAATTCCCTTAATTGTGCGGGTTGTAAATATAGCATTTGCCCGTGAGGGCTTAAATGATTCAGGCATAGTAGAATCGGTTAAGTAATCACATTTAAATACCTTACATGGCAATGTAGGGCGTTTTTCATATGCTCCACAACCTTTGCCTAATGAAACAAATGAGCATGGAATAATAGTCATATCATCATTCATGCCCATAAAGGACTCCTGCCCGTCGCTCAATTTTATATCGGCCCGCAGATGACCTTCACAACATTTCGTACAACCTTCACATGAACGTCCTTCTACAATGGGTAGTAAATCCACCTTAGTTATCCTTTAGTCTTTTTGCCAAGTCCTTCGGTGTCACCAAGGCGTGTGGCTTCTTCGTTAACTTAATGCCAGCGTGAGAGTATACCCAAGCAACGAGTTGTGAGCAGATAACCCTTTTTTCTCTTTCAGCAAGCCAATTGAGTGGTAGGATTGAAAGGCCCAAGCACTTAAGGCCTAATGCCATGATTGACCAAATGCCGTATACATCTCCTACAAATTGACGAGCAAATAAAGAAATGTTCATTCTTTCTTCCGCCGTTAATGAAGTATCAAATCCAGTGTTCCAGATAATTTCATCATACGTATACTTTGATAATGGAGAGATTGAAACTCCTGTCGGACGAGCCTCAACGATCTGACCGTTCCCGATATATATACCTGCATGATTCCAACGTGACATTGTACCAATTTGAATAAGTCTTGCGGGGATACCTGTAGTTCTCACTACAAAGTAATCTCCAATATTAGGCTCTTTCATTTTCTGTTTCCTCAATTTTCTTTAAAATATTTTCATACAGTTGTAGACCAGCAATTTGTTCATACCCACATGACATACAGTATAACACGATTTTGTCATTAACTTCTTTATGATGTAAAAAGTATATTGCATTAAATAATTTTTTATCTTCTTTATGAGATTCATTGGGACAGGAGAGGAAGTTTACCTTCCCCTCCGTCGCTAGTTTATAATACTGTGAGAATACTTGTATTTTCATCAGTATGCTATGTTCGCCTTCTGAAATACAGACATGACGTACTGCTTAACTGTAGGATTACCTGGAACAGCTAAATTCCAAGTATTCATATCGTAAGCTCTTGATGGGCACAAGTGTGCTGCAACAGCTTTTCTCCAGTCATGGTACTTGGCGTAGGATGATTTTAGTTCATTTATCATACGTTGATCTTGTACCCATTCTGGTGCATCGCAGGGACTCTTATATCCCATAAAGTTGTTCCATGATGTTGACATGTATTGATAAGCACCACATGCACTACTGGAATAAGAGTGGCGATAATATGCTCCTGCTCCGCCAGTTTCCTGACTGAGAATTGCATTTGCCAATCTTGATATTATTACCCTTTTGTCTACTCTTGATTTTAAATTTAGCTTTTTGCTATAAGCGGGCATTTTAAATGTTGTATCGTTACTTAGATCATTTACTAAATAAACTAAGTTATTGTTTTTACTATTTAAATCAATAGTAATAACATCCTTAATGTTTACCAAGTTTGTGTATTTATCAATAAATACAGTATCCTTGAACACACCCATACTTTTGATACGAGTGATGCTTTTATGCATTGCTGCTGCATGGCTTTGGTGGATCCCAAACATCATTGTTAGAATTGTCACTCCAATCATTGTCCATACTGTTCTTATCCTTGCTTTGTTCATATTATTCATATGTACCTCCTAGGGAAAGAGTAGAATTCAATGGTAACACATATAAAAACTCATGTCAATCCCCGCTTAATGGACTTTTTGATACAGACTATGCTACAATCAAATTCTTGGATAGTTTTGGAGATAGTATCAAGGGTTAAACTCCAAGTGCGATGATGACGGAAGTAATTCTTTCAGATAAAAGTATAGGCTCGGACCGATGAATTGCGGATTTATAACCTGCCAATTTCGGGGTTCCTTATTTATATTTTATAATAAGGGTATAGGGTTACTATGCAAAAAATCTGGAAGTATCATCTATAAAACAAATTAATAATATATTATATAGAGAAGAGTTAATTTTGAAAGTATCATTTACAGGTGCTCCTGAATATATGGATAGAAATGTTGGATATGGTGAAGCATCATTTCATATTTTTAATGAATTTGAAAAACAAGGTATTGAATGTTTGATTGGATCTCCTAAAGCAGATATTGGAATTTCATTTGTACAACCAGATAAATTTAGATTTGGTAGAAATCAATATAAAATTGGATACACCCCTTGGGAATCAACAGGAATATTACCTACATGGAATAGTAATTTAAATAATTTAATTGATGAGATGTGGACAACATCTCCTTGGTGTGCTGAGATATTTTCTAAATACACTAATAAACCAATTTTTGTATATGAGCATGGTATTGAAGATAATTGGATTCCAATTAAAAGAAAAATTAATTCTTCCCGTCCATTTAGATTTTTACATGTTGGCGAACCAGCTTTTAGAAAAGATGCTCAAATGGTTGTTGATGCATTTATTACTTTATATGGAGATAATCCAAATTATGAATTAATTATGAAGTCAAGTCGTATGAACACAACTATAGTAAGAGATGCTAAAACAGGACATTCTTTAGGATCTCCTGGAGCATTTTATAAAAACATTAAAACAATTGATTCTTTTTTGTCAGTTGAACAAATGAATGGTTTATATGATTTATGTGATGTCTTTGTATATCCGTCATGGGGAGAGGGTTTTGGATTCAATCCTTTGCAAGCAATGGCAAAAGGTATTCCAACAATTTGTACTGCTGGTTGGGCGACTTATGAGAGATATATTACAGCACCACTAGATTCTACAATGTCCTTATCCCCTTGGCAAGAAATACATCCAGGAATGATGTTGAAACCAAATTATGCACAATTAAAAGATTATATTAAAGATATTGTTGAGAATTATCAAGATTATAGTTCATTAGCCTATAAGAATGCTTTCTTAATTCATAAAGATTATAATTGGGAAAAAGTTACAAAACCCGCTGTAAAAAGATTAAAAGAAATTCAAAAAGAGTATTTTTAAAATTTCTGTATGCTACAATTAAGTTCTATCAAAAATTCTAACTAGGAGAAAAAAATGTCTAACACTATTGAAAATCCATATGAAAACTTTATTGCTTTATCTCGTTATGCGAGATGGCTTGAAGACGAAAATCGTAGAGAAACATGGGGTGAAACTGTAGACCGCTACTTTAACTTTATGGTTCATC